ATGTATCTACTAGTTGTTGTACTACGGCATCACGTATAATACTTCTTTCTTCACCTTCACCTAATTCTTTTTTAAGGTTTACTTTTTCTTTTTTTCTGTCGTAATCTTTTGATGATTTGTGAGCACCAGCACCAGACATATTTCTACTATGTTTTGCTACTGGGTTGTTTTGTTTTGGAAGTTTTTTGTCTTTGTTTTCTGCAATGCTTGGATCAATTACTTGTGATGTAAATTGTTGCATTAGTTCAACAATGTCATCATCGTTATCTAATATTTTATAATCAGCATCGACTATAAGTGCTACATTGTCTTCGTAACCATGATTCTCACCACTAAGTACATGCATTCCATTACTTAATTCTATGTGGTCTTCTTGGTTAACCCATTGATGAATAACTGACTCTACTTCCTCATGCGGAAGTTTACCTAACTTAGGTTCTGTATTAAGTGTAGTTACATCTTCACCCACAAGTTTACCTTGCATAGGATGAGGTGACTCGTGCCCCATATTAGGTTTAATCTTCTTAGGCTTTTTATCTTTAGCCTTTGAATGATTAGGTTTCTTATCTTCAAAAAACTCGCTTATTTGCATTATACGTTCTCTAATCTTTCCATTAATCTTTCAGCACGGTTAGTTACTTGTTTGTGCCATCTGCTGTCTCTTCCTTCTACAGCGGCTTGTTGCCAATCTTGAGATTCTAACGCCTTGCGGAAATTATTAAATTTACCTAAACGTGTTCTTCCCATGTTAAACATCATATTAACAATTATTTGCTGTACTTCGTCGGGCCACTCATTGAATTGTTCTCCATATAACGCAACACACTCACTAATTGAGGTGTCAAGGTCACGTTCAAAACATTCTCTAACTCGCTCTTCTGATACTGGTGTTCCGACTTCTTGTCCAAACTCTGGATCAGATTCGAGGACCAAATGTCCAACTCCGAAAGTTGGGTAGCCCAGATGGTCTTTATAAATTTCATTTACGACTCCTTCGTCGATTTTTAGTTGTTCGAAAACTGCTTCTCGATCCAATGTTGTGTCTTTACTAAAAAACATACTAATTATATCTCCGTAATATGTAGTGTTATATTTGTATTTATCAGAATTTAATATTTTAACCAAAAAAAATCCCCACCGTAGTGAGGATTTTTAAATTTTAATATAACAGTACTCTTAACTTGCAATAGAACCGTAGTCTCTAGCAATGTTGCTAGTTACACCAGCCTGTGTAATAACAACTGCTGTAACAGTAGCAGTACCACTTGAAGCACTACCTGAAGTAATTGTTGCCTTTACATCTGTAGCAGAAGTATAGATATGTTGTTTTGAACTTTGGAACTGTCCAACTTCGGTCATTGCGGCATCATCTGCCTCGAATAGTCTGTTGGTATCACCATCGTCTCCGATAATAATATTTGTGTTGTCAGTAGCACTAACCCACGGACTTCCAACATCTACATGAATACTAAAAATCATAGAGTTAGCAGGTGCATTAAATAATGTAGTTGTACCAGTATTATATGAAACTGATGTACTCACATATTGTGCAACCGTCTGCGTAGCACTATCAAATTGACCTTTAGTAAAGAATGCATTCGCCTGAGTTGCGTCAGCACCTCGGACTTCAACAAGAGTAGAACCGTTATTGTCAGTAAAACTAAAATAGTCTGAATCTGTGTCTGTTAATATTTTAAGTCCACGTTTTCCGAATTGTACTAAGTTAGCAATTCCCTTTAACGCAAAATTATTTGTCTCTGCCATTTGGTTACTCCAATATATAATCGATTATGTATTAGTTATAAACTTCTACATCAATATTTATCTTTTCTGTGCTTTTATTAACTGTTAATAAAATGATGTATTGCTTCTGCATATTTTTTTAAACCATCTGAATTAGGATGTTGGTCAGTATCACTTATAGTGTGGTCAATGTAAGATATATTTTCATAAGGTTTATTATCTATATTAAAACAAGAATCCATGTATTCTTTGGGTATATGATTTAATATGTTGTTTGGTATTGCAGGACCGTCAGGTGAGTCTGAATGCAACACACCCCATATAACTTTACTATTAGGATTTAGTTTTTCGTAAGCAAATATTCTTTCTATAGATGCAATTAACATATTTTCTGTACCAGATAGTCCATTGTCTGTTGGAAGTAAAAATTTTTGCATCCAATCCTTTGCTAGTAATATACTATTTGAAGACCTACTATGTTCAAATTCAAAATCACTATCCAACATACCATACATACTATGAATACTTCCTTTGTTATTAAAATAAGGAAATCTGTAATGTATTGTGAATCCGAAAATAATTAAAGGGTTTTCAAACTGTTTTTGCAATTTTAAAGGCTGTAATGATATTTCTGTATTGCTTGAACCTCCCCTAGATAAATTAACAACAGGCAAGTTCATTATATTACCCAAATGTGCGGGCCAAGATTTATCCATGCTTAAACTACCCTTAGTAACAGGGCCTATAGTATAACTATCTCCACATGCTATTATTCCATCAAATTTCATAATATTATTTAGTTGACATGTGTGCTAATAGGTAGTATAATTTAGTCATGTTTACAACCGTACACAATTTATAGGTATTTTATGTTTGATAATGATATACAACGTATAGGTTTTTGTTGCAAGTATATGGTCCCAGACCAAACGCAAACTCCTAAAGTTCTTAAGGAACTACAGCAACAATACACAGAACGTATGACAACTATTACTTGGCTTAACAGACAAGAAAAGTCTGTAGCAGAAGAACGTATGCTTGAACTTGTTACACATAACATGCAGGCGGCATACAATCTTGTTGAATATGTCAGTACACTTCCAGCAGAACGTAGAATGGTTAGACTAGGTAGCAATCAGTTGCCTGGCGCAACACAAGAAGACTGGCAATACATGTGGCAAGATCCTACTAATATTAAAATGCTAGAACAAGGTTTTGCTAAAGTCGGTAAACTTGCTAGAGACAAAGATGTACGCCTTAGTTTCCATCCAGGTCAATTTACTGTACTTGCTTCTGAAAGCGAAGATGTTATTAGACGTAGTGTAGATGAATTCGAGTATCATGTAAACATGGCTAGGTGGATGGGTTACGGCAAACAATTTCAAGACTTCAAGTGCAATGTACACATATCAGGTAGAAAAGGTGCCCAGGGTATTATAGATATACTGCCTAAACTATCTCCCGAAGCAAGAAATATTATGACTATCGAGAATGACGAAATGTGTCATGGTCTAGATGAAAGTCTTAAATTAGTTGACCATGTTGCTCTGGTGTTAGACATACATCATCATTGGATTAGAGATGAAGAGTACATACAACCAGATGATGATAGAGTTAAACGTGTTATTGATTCCTGGCGTGGTGTTCGTCCTGCAATGCATTACAGTTATAGTAGAGATGAATGGCTTGACCAGTCTACTACTATTAATGAATCAACCAGACATAACGAATTACAAGATATAAAAGTATTATTAGAGACAGGTGCTAAGAAACAGAAACTTAGAGCACATTCGGACTTCTATCCTAACGTAGATGCTAACGAGTGGGCATTGAGTTTTTGGCCCTACTTTGATATACAATGCGAAGCCAAGGCTAAGAACTTAGCCAGTGAGCAATTATATTTACAAAGTTGTACACAAACATCGACTCCGGAGTCTATTGTGTTGACTGATTGGGGAACGCCGAGTTCCTTATCTATCTAGCACATCTTGATGAGTGGTGCAATATTTTAATTGTCAACTGGTTCATAACCAATCAGTTAATAATATTTACAATATTACCTACAAATCTGTTAGTTATGGTGTATTTTGATTAAATAATGGTATTAAATTGGAGTTAATCGTTGACCTACGTTGTAAAGAGTGAATGTGTAGATTGTAAACACACCGCCTGTGTGGCAGTTTGCCCTGTAGACTGTTTTTTTGAATTAGAAAACACTCTAGTAATAGATCCTGATATTTGTATCGATTGTGCTATTTGTGAGCCAGAATGCCCTGTAGACGCCATTGTAAGCGATAGAAAGTTAAAACCAGAAGAAAGCCATTGGCTTGATTTCAATAAAGAAATGAGTAGAGTAGGTGCACCAGTAATAACTAAAGTTAAGGCTCCTATGGAAGGACACGAAGATATAAATTACACGGATCAAGAAGCATTTGAGAAAGTTTCTAGGATACCATTTGTAGATATTACCGATAAATAGCAACACACATAATACTTGACAAACACCACACTTTTTAGTATAATATTAGTATAAATTAGAAAGGATTTGTGATGGAAGTAGTAGGACCACTAATGATGACCGCGAAAGCAATAATGCTTTCTATGATGGTCGGCAATGCACCCATGGACCAGCATAATGTTGAGGAAACATATTGTATGGCTCTTAACATTTATTACGAAGCAAGAGGCGAAGGCTGGAAAGGTAAAGCCGCCGTTGCCCACGTTGTTCAAAACAGAGTTGAACATCCTAAATATCCTAACACCGTATGTGGTGTAGTTTTACAATCACGTAAATGGAAAGGCAGAGTAATAAGAGATAAATGTCAATTTGCATGGTATTGCGATGGCAGGTCTGACGTAGTACAACTAACATATAAAAAAGCACCTAGGCGTGGTAAAGTAATTGAGCCTAATATGATTGATTGGAGACGTTCTGTAGAAACTGCTATTCAAGTTATGGACGGTTGGAGCAGAGATGTTAGTTACGGTGCTACACATTATTTTAATCATAACATATCTACACCTAGTTGGAGCACAGTTTATCCCACAACAATAATCATTGGTAATCATACTTTCCTTGCACGGAACGATTAATTAAAACAGCATTTTAAGATAAATACTTCTTGTAAATAACACACACCCAGTAGGATGGGCAAGGAGTAACAATGTACGAATATAGATGCACAGTCTTGAAAGTTGTGGACGGAGATACAGCGGACGTAGATATAGATTTAGGATTTGGAATAGTCCTAACAGATGAAAGAGTTAGGCTCATGGGCATAGACACACCAGAAAGCAGAACATCAGACAAAGTAGAAGATTTATTTGGTGAACTTGCAAAAGCAAGATTAAAAGAACTTATAGCAGGCAAATCAGGTCCTATTCTTAAAACACAAATTAATAAAGATGGCGAAGATATGAAAGGTAAGTTTGGAAGAATTCTCGGTGACTTTGAAGTTGAAAAAGATGGTGAGCGAAGAATGGCAACAGATGTATTAATTGAAGAAGGACATGCAGTAGCATATTTTGGCGGCAGTAAAGAAGAAATTGCGGCTAAACATTTAGTTAATAGAGATAAATTATTGCGAGAAGGTTTAGTTAGTCAAGAAGACTTTGATAAAGCAACGGCAATAATGGAAAAGAAAAATAGTTAATTTTTACCAAAATAACAATGGAATTATCTTGACATTATCTAAATAGTGTGTATAATACTATTTAATATTAGAGGAATTCCATATGTTATTAGAAGTAATAAAACCCGGTGAAGTTGTAAGTTGCAGATTGTCAACAGGCGAAGAACTTGTCGGTACACTAAAATCTGAATCAGCAGAGTCTGTAGAGTTATCTAAACCACTTATTGTTGGAAGAAGTGAAAATGGATTTGGCTTAATGCCATATATGATGACAGTATCGCCAGAATCAATGGTTAAAATTTCACTAGAGCATATTATGACTTTAGCAAAAACCAACGAAGAAATTACCAAAGGATATCAAAAACAAACATCGGATATAATTACATGAACAAAAGATTCTATTCAGGCAAAACATACAGCCACGCAACAGGACACAGTTGCGCCTTTAGACAATGGCGAGCAGATAGCCATTGCAATTTAATTCACGGATATGCATTACAGTTTGAACTGAAGTTTGGTGGTGAACTAGATGACAGTAATTGGATTGTAGACTTTGGTGGACTAAAGCCACTGAAAACTTGGTTAGCAGAAATGTTTGACCATACATATATTGTTGCTGAAGATGATCCAGAATTGGAAACATTTAAGGAACTAGAAGCAAAGAAACTTGTTGATTTGAGAATTGTTTCAGCAACAGGTTGCGAAAGATTCGCGGAGATGGTTTTTGATTATGCAACTACTCTTGTTAGTGAACTAACAAACGGTAGATGCTGGGTACAGGAAGTTACAGTTAGAGAACACGGACATAACTCTGCAACTGTAGAATTGAATGACCATCAAAAATTATTTTTCCATGATGGAGTGCAATAATGTACGATATCAGCGAAAAAGGTGAAAAACAATTTAACAGAGTTATTTGGTTATTGAGAGGTCTCTATATCTTTATACCTGTTATGTTTTTCCTAACATAACGAAGAACGAATAATGATGAACGAGGGCAAGTTGCTGAAGCCGAAAACAGTAGGCTAGAGTAAGCACCACACCCGCACCGAGTTGATAGCCAGTGAGTAATAGTATGTCCTATGAAAACTGGCCCTTTAATTCTACAACTTCATCAATAGTAATACTTTTTAAACCAGGATTATCAGGAAACACACAACAAGGTTGTTGGTTATAAAAATCCTCTTGATAATCACACCATTCTCTTTTCCAAAAGTTTCCTTCTGCATCTTCTAATATAGAAATTTTTTCTTCTTTATTATGAATCACAGTTTCGAAGTCTTCAAATGTTTGGAAAGAACCCAATCGTTGTAATCTATCTAAATAATCGCCATCTTGAGAAATTCCAAATGACGGAAATGCTTTGTTCCAATTATTTGTACGCATCCATTCTTGTTGTTCTGCGTCAGGTATATCTATTGGCTGGTATGTGCCTAAGTTAGGAAATTGTTCACTTAACCAGTGTTTTTCATTTTCCCACACATCACTATCAGGGTCAAACTGTAATTCTACAATGTCTCCTTGAAAGTATTTTATAATTAAATTACCTCCATTATATGTTCTATAATGTAAGTCTTCGTTAATTATGCATTCGATATATTTTTCTTGGGGGTAATGTATCCAATTCAGTTCCATATATGTATTTAGCATTAGATAAATAGTTGTTATGCTATTCGGGATATTAACATTACTTACAGCCTTGGCTATTGCCGGAGTTGCCGCATGGTTCTCAATTATAGGACTTATGAGCATTTTCAGTGCCGCCGCTATGCCAATAGCAATTATGGCAGGTACATTAGAAGTAGGTAAGTTACTTACAGCAAGTTGGCTTTATAGATACTGGAATGAGACTTCATTACTATTAAAGACTTACTTGTCCACAGCCGTGGTTGTTTTAATGCTTATTACAAGTATGGGTATTTTTGGATACCTAAGTAAAGCACACTTAGATCAAGCAAGTGAAAGCGGAAATGCATTTGCTGTAGTTGAAAGACTAGAAGGACAAGTAGCAAGAGAAGAAAACAAAATAGACATCCTAGAAGAACGTATTGCCACTTTACAATCAGGAAGTGGCGTTGACAATTCACAAAGTATCTCACAACAAGCAGAAATTAGAGATGGTGCATGGGAAAGAGTTAAAGGTGATATAGACTTTGCTAACGAACAAATTCAAAGACTTAGAGACCAATTAACAGTATTAGATTCAGCAGTAAATGACCTTAGAGCAAAAGGTGTTGAAGTAATTACCACTGATGAAGGTGGTACATTTAGACGTGCTGAAACAGAAACAATAGATTATGTTGCCCAAGCAGATGCATTATTCGAACAACAAAAAGAACAACGTGACCAAATTAGAGCAGATATCAAAACACAACAAGACAACATTGATAGATATAGAGCTCAAGCACAAACAACTATCGACAATGCTAATTCTGAAATTAACAGACTTAGAGATAGTAGTACAGCAACTCAAGATGACGCTCTAGATAAAATAGACGAATACAACGATGAAATAGATACAATATATGATGACATAGTAATTATTAAAGATGAGATGTTTCAAGCGGAAAGTGTTGTTAGAGAGTTAGAAAAAGAAGTAGGACCAATTAAATATGTAGCACAATTGGTATACGGACAAGATTCTGAAGATTATTTAGATGCGGCAGTAAGATTATTTATTTTATTGCTGGTATTTGTGTTTGATCCATTAGCAGTTGTACTAGTTATAGCGGCTAACCAAACACTACTTAGGTATGGTATAAACTTAGAAAAAAGTGCACCAATAAAGCCTTCGGACCCAAATGAACTTAAACAAACTTGGCATAATAAAGACTTAGGCAATATTCAAGACAAAGATGATTTTGAAAGACAAAGTAGAGAAATATACGGAGACAATATGCCAGACGTTCCAAATGTTATAGAAAAAATTGTAGAAAAAGAAGTTGTTGTAGAAAAAGAAGTACCCGTTGAAGTCATTAAAGAAGTTGAAAAAGTCGTAGAAAAAGAAGTTGAACTAGAAGTAGATATGTCCACACCTCCTGCTATCAAAGAATTAGAAAAACGATTAGAAAAGAAACTAAAGAAAAATGACAAAAAAAATAACGGTTAAACAAGCCTTAAATGAACTGAACACAAAGTATGCTAAAACACTAGAGATGTTAGACAGTTCTCTAGATGTTATAGAAGACTTAGAAAATGAAGTTGATGAACTAAAAACTACTAACAATATTTTACAAAAAGATTTACTAAAGAAACCTAAAGTAATAACTAAGGAGATAGAAGTTGAAAAAGTCGTTGAGAAGGTTGTCGAAGTTGAGAGAAAGGTCGAGGTCCCAAAGGAGACAGTGGTCACTCGCGAAGTCAAAGTCCCAGGACCCGAGCGGATTGTTGAAGTCCCAGGACCCGAACGAGTTGTCGAAAAAATAGTAGAAGTTGAAAAAATTGTACAAGTGCCTGGACCAGAAAGGCGTATAGAAGTTCCTATAGAAAAAATTGTACAAGTGCCTGGACCAGAAAGGATTGTTACTAAAGAGGTCCCTGGCCCAGAAGTTATAATCACTAAAGAAGTACCAGGACCTGAACGTGTAGTACAAGTTGAAGTACCTGTAGAAAAGATTGTAGAAAAGATTGTCAAAATTCCAGGAGAGAAACCTGATGTCATAGAAAAAGCATCCACTAAAGATTTACGTGAAGCCGCAAGGATTATGGCTATGAGTGAATTCAATAAAGAAGGATTCAGTGAGGAAGAAATATTCAATATGTTGCAGAAAAGTAGTGAAGAAGATGTAAATAAACAGTTGGGGGGATTTTGGGCAATACCATTACCAGCCGACCAAGAAGAAACAGATGAAAATCAAACGAGGTATCAAAAGAAATAATGTCTGACGATAAACAAGATAACAATTTAGAGTGTAGTTTTTGTGGTAAAAAACGCAACGATGTTAAAAAATTAATAGCAGGGCCTACATCCTATATTTGTAATGAATGTATTAGTATAAGTCATAAGATTATTAATGAAGAATATGACGAAACAGACTTATTTGATGATGAGGAAATTCCTGCACCACAAGACATAAAAGACTATCTAGACGAGTATGTAATTAGTCAGGACTATGCTAAAGACATATTAAGTGTTTGTGCATATAATCATTACAAGAAGATTTTACATACAACAGAAAGCGAAAAGATAGAAAAAAGTAATGTACTATTATTAGGTAATACAGGTACAGGTAAAACATTATTAGTTAAAACATTAGCAAATAAACTTAATGTACCTTTTGCAATAGCAGACGCAACTACACTAACTGAAGCAGGATATGTGGGAGAGGATGTAGAAAGTGTTATTGAACGTTTATTAAATGTATGCGACTGGAATGTACCATTAGCACAAAACGGTATAGTATTCATAGATGAGATAGATAAAAAAGCTCGTAGCAGTGAGTCTAATGCCAATACAAAGGACATAAGTGGCGAAGGTGTACAACAAGCACTCTTAAGACTTATAGAAGGTACAACTGTTAAAGTATCAGCAAATGGATCAAAGCGAATGGATGATTACATAGAGTTTGATACATCAAATGTATTATTCATATTAGGCGGCGCATTTGTTGGCATAGATGAAATTGTTAAAAAGAAACTTAAACAAAGTTCAGTAGGATTCAATAGACCAATAAAAAGTACAACAGATAATAAAGATTGGATAGAACATGTAGAGCATGAAGATATTATACAGTACGGGTTAATACCAGAATTTGCTGGACGATTGCCAAACATTGTTGGACTACTAGATTTAGATGAGGCAAATATGTTTAATATATTAAAAAATTCTAAAGGTAGTGTAATTCATCAGGTTAAAAGATTATTAAAAATTGATGATATAAGTTTAGAATTTGAGGATCATTATCTTAGAGATGTTGCCAAGATAGCGGCAAAGAAAAAAGTAGGTGCAAGAGGTCTAAAAAGCATAGTAGAAAACAGTCTACATAATATTATGTTTAGAGCACCAGAGTTACAAAAAAGTGAAGTACAACGTGTGGTGTTTAAAAAGTATCCATTTTCTGTTGACTTACATCCTACTATTGTGTATACTAATGGCATTAGTGAAATAGATAAAGACTATAAAATTAAATTAAGAGGGAACAGTGAGTAAACCAAGGAATAACACCCACAACAAAAAATTTACAAAGGAGTGGAATACAAAAAAGAAATATGACAGTCCTAAAAAAGATGAGCATTACTTAGATGCTTATAAACCTGGCATTGAAGTTAGAAACGGAGATGTAAACAAAGCAATTCGTATTTTGAAGAAACGCCTTGAAAAAGCAGATTTTCAAAAAGAAATGGCAAAACAGGCATTTTACGAAAAGCCTAGTGCTAAACGTAAACGTAAGAAAGACCAAGCAAAAAAACGTTGGAACAAATATGTACGTGATGCAGAAGCAAGAGGTGAGTTTAAAATGTACGAACCTACAGGTACAAAATGGATGAAAAACAAACGTAAAACTAGAGAACATGCTAAAACCAAACAAAGGCAACAAGCAATGTTAAGAAGTCGTGGTCATTTATAATGCGTATAGCCGTTGTCAGTGGTGGCTTTGATCCACTACATTCAGGACACATCAATTTATTAGAAAGTGCAAAAGCACATGGCGATAAACTAGTAGTTCTAGTAAACAGTGATGAATGGCTATCTAGAAAAAAAGGCAGACCCTTTATGCCTTTTGAAGAGCGTTCCCTAATTATTCAACGCATGGACATGGTAGATAATGTTTATGCTGTTGACGATGAAGATGGTAGTGTAACTAAAGGACTTATACAAGTTCGTAATGCATTTGGTACTAATCATAGTTATGTCTTTTGTAACGGAGGTGATAGAGGAAAGAATAACATACCGGAAATGGATGTAGAAGGTTACACATTTGAGTTTGCTGTAGGTGGAGATAACAAAGCCAACAGTAGCAGTTGGATACTTAAAGAATGGCAGTATCCAACAACTAGAAGGGTCTGGGGCGAGTTTAGTGACTTGTTTCAAGACGAAGCAGTTAAAGTTAAAGAACTTGTTATAGAGCCTGGCAAAGGCATTAGTTATCAACGTCATTTTAAAAGAGACGAGATATGGTTTGTTAGTAAAGGTGAATGTGAAATAAAGTATGGTGCAGATACGGATCTACCAGAACACTACACATATCATGTATTAAAAACGGATCAGTCTTTTACTGTTAGAAGAGGCAGTTGGCATCAAATTGTTAATAAAGGCATAGACCCTTGCCATATCATAGAGATACAATATGGGGAAGAAACTACAGAAGACGACATAGAACGTCTAGAATATTACAACGGAGAATAATGGAATTGAAAAAATTAAACGAAAGTAAAGTATGCGACATACTTAATACAATAGTGGAATATGAGATGGCAGGTGTTGTTAGATACGCACACAGTTCTTTAATGGTTACTGGTCCATACAGGATACCTATTGTGCAATTCTTACAGGAACAAGCAAATGAGAGTTTACAACATGCCTTACAGGCAGGTGAACTAATCACAGGATTAGACGGACATCCTAGTCAAATTATTGCACCTATTGATGAATCACATGACCATTCTATTTTGAGAATACTTGAAGAGAGTTTGGAACATGAAACTTTTGCAGTAGATTTATATAAAGAGTTATTGCGGGAAGTAGAAGGTGCCAGTGTGTATTTAGAAGAATATGCTCGAGGACAAATTGGTCAAGAAGAACAACACGCATTAGAAATTAAAAAAATGTTAAAAGACTTTGCATGAAAACAATACGAGCGACAATTCAAATAGAAGTTCCGTATTCAAATGAATATATGAACTATGGGGATAAGTTAGATACAGAACTAAGAAGAGTTATAGATAACACACCTTTTTTAAATTGTGGTATAGAGGCAGGAAACTTGGAACCAAATGGTAATCCAACACTTAGATTAAAAGATGACTGATTGGACAACCATAATTATTGTTGTTGCCTTTTTAATTTTTATATATATTAATAACAACAACCAGAGGCCTAAATTTTGAGGTTACATTACAAAGATTGCGGTAAGATAGGATTCACTTGTAGTACATTTGATTTACTACATGCTGGACATGTAACAATGTTAGAAGAAGCAAAAAGACATTGTGATTTCCTTATTGTTGGATTGCAGAACGATCCTACATTAGACAGGCCCGAAAAGAATGCACCAGTACAGAGTATTGTGGAAAGGCAAATACAACTGGCGGCAGTAAAATATGTAGATGAAATAGTTATCTATAACACAGAACAAGACCTAATAGACCTTTTACTAACACTTCCTATAGATGTAAGAGTACTAGGTGACGAATACAAAAACAAAGACTTCACAGGCAAAGATATTGCTAAACAACGTGGCAGTAAGATAATTTACAACGGTAGAGACCATTCATTTAGTAGTAGCAGTTTGCGTAAGAGAGTTGCATTTGCAGATAGCGATTTTGTAAACAAAGAAAAATAATCTTCAAGTATTATTCGAATGTGCATCAACAGGTGTGCATTTAAGTAATTAAAAGGAGATTAAAATGAAATACTTAATATTAGTACTAGCACTAGTTTCTTTTAGTGCATCAGCGGCAACGGTCATTAACTTTGATGATGGTTCTACATTGACCCTTAAAGAAGACGAAATGATTCACGTTACTAAAGATTTGTTATATCGACGACAAAGTTATAATAACGGTCGAACTGTTCAGTTCAAAGTTTATCCTGAAACTACTAAACGAGATTATGTTGAAGTAGACACAGGAACTGAACCTAATCAGGTAGTTGGTTCACACGAATGGTGTAAGGCATATATTCCATGGAGCGAAGGTTTAACTTTCACTATGGTAACATGGCAACGTTTTTGTGATACAAACGGCGACAGTATCTATGACGAAAATGACCAGGGTTGGGAAGGCTAATTAAAAAAGGTTGACATTGTGGATAAAAGACGTATAATAGTAAACAAGTTAGGCAAACATGGACCTAACATTAATGTTGAAATTAGGAGGTCATATGACTACAACAACAACTAAAGAAATGAAAGTTCTATCCGCTTTACAAGAAGGCAGAACTCTTTCATCAGCACAAATCAAATCATTTTTTGGTGCTGGAAACCCACAAGCAGTGATTCAATCGCTAAGATTCAAAGGATTTCCAATCTATTTGAATACTGTAACTGATACTAAAGGTAGAAGCAGAAACGTATATCGTTTAGGTACAGCCTCTAGAGCAGTTGTAGCCGCTGGTTATAAAGCATTAGCAACTTCTTAATAAAGAAGAAAATAAAAAGGGAGACTTCGGTCTCCTTTTTTTATGGGCGAATACACCTACCTATCCTAATTAACCTATTATTTTGGATACATTTAGCATTAGTTAATACGGATATTATAGTAACTTCGTTCAGTAGAAAACAGCAAAACAGTAGCGAATTTATAATAGAGCAATCGATGTAAAGGCCCAGTTTAATGCTAAATACTACTACCAATCACAACCTCTCTTTATATTACATATCAATGAGTTATTTAAAAAACTTGACATGAAGTTAAATTTATGTATAATATAGTAATGTTGCAGGGATGATGCAGAGTAATTCTATTCTGTTTTTGAACTGTAACTGTAATAAAAAAGGAGGGATAAATGAAAAATTTATTCACATTAATGGTAGCAACAATGCTATCGGTACCAACCTTCGCCGCTGATTTTGGTGGTAAAGTTGGTATAGCATCTGATAATATATTCAGAGGCGTTAACATGAGTGACGGGTTTGGATACTCTGCTCAAGGCAATTTAAGTCTTGACAATGGTATCTTTGCTGGAGCAAGTGTTATGTCACTGGATGAAAATTCAGATTTAATGACAACTATGTTGGTTGGTTATAGTTTTGACTTAGGTGGCGTTGATTTTAACGTTGCATACGTTGACCGTGGCTTCCAAGGTGTTGACATTGACGGATGGGAAGAATTAAACGTGAGAGCGGATTTCGACCTATTTGGCGTATACTACTCTAAAGGACTAGATGATGCAGGTGATTTCTACAAAGTAGATTCAAGTGCATTAAAAGTTGTTGACGTTGCCTATGGTGACTGGGACAATGCAGGTTCTTATTGGGAAGTATCTAAGTCTTTTGACTTAGCCGCCGGTAGTGTAAAAGTTGGTTATATTGACCACGAGTTAAATGACGAAGACTTCAGTGACAAAATCACTGACGTAGACAACTTTTATGTAGGCTACTCTTATAGTTTCTAATTACTTAGAAATCTTTAAGTAAAAAGCACATCTTAGGGTGTGCTTTTTTTTTGGTTATAAAAGGTTGACATTAATATAGATTTTTAGTATACTAGTAAGTTCATTAAATATAAAAGAGGTATTTTTATGAATAATGTAATGAATATAGCCAAAGACTTTGTGTCTGGTGTAACAGCAATCTTAATATCATTATTAGGATTAGGTGTTGTAGCAAACCTATTGTTTGGTAACACTATCATCATTGGTGATGTGGTTGCAAATATTACTAACCTAGTTACTACTTTAGGTAACGGTGGATTAGTAGGTCTTATCGTGGCTGTGATTGTTATTTCTTTCTTTTTAGACAAGAAGTAATAATTTTTTAAACTTAAAAGGTAGTTAATTCTACCTTTTTTGCTGAAAGATGCCAGAAAAAGTGGTAAAAAGGTTGACTCTGATCCCATATTTTAGTATAATATATGTATATTAAATAAAAACGTAGGAGTTTTTTATGCAGAATTTAAACACAATTAACCAAAGTAAAGACAAGATTACATCAGTGCCTGGTCTTTGGATTGGTTCTTTAACTTGTTATTACAATGACGATAGACCTGGTAAGAATATACAACTTACTTCGCTTGAAGAAATGTGGTATGGACATGAAGAAAACATTAATCATCCAGAAGGTTCAGAACATCCTGAGAGTGTAAATGTTCCTCACTTCAAGTTAATGAGAGAAAGAGTTTTTAATTCTGTATTAGCAAGAACTGGTATTGATGTTAGAGATTTTGATAATATTATACATGCTTCAACTTCACCTGGTAGAGACAAAGATGGAAACATCATTGAACATGGTAATGAAAAAAATATTGTGAGGAACGTTTAATGATTAAAGAAAGAAATACAACTGTCCTTGCTTCAGACTATCAAAGTACTGAGCAACTTAAAAAGTTTCTGGTGCATTGTACTGGTGCTAAACTAACACCAGTTGCTAGAACTGATAACGCATTTTGGATATCGGGTGATAAAAGAGGCGACTACTACGAGCAAAAATATTACAAAGTAGTATTTGGTCCAGTCACCCAAGTCTCTTATGGTCAAGGTAGAAGCGAAAAGTCAGGCTATGGTTTTGACATTCAATCCTCAGGTGACTACATGGGTTGGTCAATGATGGGCGAATACAGAACAATGATTAAAGAAGCGATTGCTGACTACAAGCAGAAAGAGACTGCATAATTTGACAAATGACTAATAAGCATAAAAAACAAGTTCATAATTTTGTGCAATCTACATTTAAAATTGTAGGTTGTTCTTTATTGTTTCTTGGATTGACTATGAGTTTAGGAATATCTGTAAATCCTCATATGGAACTTACAGCATACATGATGTTATTTATTGGTACAATACTAATAATGACACATAGTTTTAGAGGTAATGACCACATGTTCTTATTAGTTTCTAGTGCAGGTTTTTTATTGACTAGTAATGCATTCTTAGGCACAGAAACTGCATTAATGATTGCAGATAGTTATGGTATTGCACTCACAGAAGAAGAAGGTTGGTTTGCTAAGTATGGCAAATTGTTTGTAGAAATATTAAAGGCGGTAGCATAATGACAATGCATCTTGCACAAGGTCTAACGACTATTAGGAATAAAAAGTATAAGCCTAAAATGACAAAGGCAAATATTGCCAAGTGGACAGAAGGATTACGTCTTAAAAATAAACAGAATAAACGTATGGGTATGCCTAAATGGACATTTGACCAATATGTAGATTACTGTCACGGCATATCACCTAAAGTAGATCCTAGAAGTAGAGAAGCATTTAAGTCGGTAAAGCCTGACACATCTCGAGTTAATGATATGATTGAACATCAAAAGAAATATCCTAGTATGCCTATATCAACGAGTAACAGGACAGACGGTGTTGATATGAAATGGGAGAACGAAAAACGTGAAATTAGTTCTGGTTACACTATTGCTCCAGCATACAATAAAGGGGCATATCAAGTTATTGGTAAGGCTAACATAAAAGATATAGGCAAGTGAGTGACCAAGAAGGAAATTCTAAAAGATGGCAAGACAACTCAGACGGCTGGGTTAAAACTATGACAGAGTCAAAAGAAAAGAAAGAAGCAAGGCGCCAACTGCTCAAAGGTGAATGTAATCACGGAGACCTAGGCTGGTGCGAAGTATGTGCATACGATATCAATGGCGAGAGAGTAGCATTTAAAGGAATAGATTATTAGTATGACTACAGAATTAGCAAAACTAAATAATAACGAATTAGTATACGGAACATATGATGAAGTAGAAGCATACGCAGAAAAAAATGATACCTGTGTAGACCGATATTTTGACCATATAAATCCTTCTACTGTTTACAATAAATTTAAATGGGTAGGAACAGGATTATCAGATCCTTTTGCAGTTTCCGTACCTTATAATTATGATAAGGCTGAACCAGCCGGTACGTTTAACACTAGAGGTGTTAATACAGACAAATGGTAGAGGTAATATAATGGCAATGAGACGAGATGAAAGAACTGTATCTTTTGAAATAAAAGAATCAGAGTGGCTAGGTGAAAAAGGTGTACAACATCTTTACAGTTTTAAAAACGGTTATGGTGCCAGTGTTGTAAAGCACAAAGGATCCTATGGGTATGACGCAGGTAAATGGGAGTTAGCAGTTTTAAAAGGCGAAGACTTGTGCTATGATACAGAAATTACCGATGACGTAATAGGATATTTAAATGATCCTGAAGTTGATAGATATTTAGGAATGATTGCAAGTTTATGAGTGAAGATAATAAAATAGATAAAAGCCATGGTAAGTGGCACGGTGGAAAAGGCTCCGCTAGAAAGGACAATAACAATTCTAAATTTGCAGATGGCTGGGACGCCATATGGGGCAAAAAAGAAAAAGACAGTGGACTTACTAGAAGAGAGCAAGTATTGTTAGATCCATTAGAAGCAAGTAAACGAAGCGACGAAAGTAAAAAGGAAAAATGACAATACCTGACGTAATAGGATTAATAGGAGTAGCATTATTAATTATAACTTATGCATTACTCCAGTTAGATAGAATAGACCCTAAAGGGTTTTGGTATAGTTTTAATAACTTAATGGTAGCAATACTTGTTACTGTAAGTTTAATTTATACACCAAATCTTGCTAGTATTGTAATCGAAGTATTTTGGTTTCTAATTAGTTTGTTTGGTGTCGTCATGTTTTATAAAAGAAAGGACTTGACAAAAAAAGGAAATAGTATATAATAATATTTTAACATAACATAAAGACCGAGGAGGGTCGTTCACTATGGCTATGAAAACGTATGCTGATAAAATAAATCAGCAATTTAAATCCGGAGCAAGTAATCTTGTTTCATTACAACAACGTCTAAATGATGCATTAGCATTAAATCCAGTATTTCAAAAAATGCTTGATGGTGCAGTAGACGAATTCAAACGCAGAAATACGCAATGGAAATCCTTTGAAGATTTAACATTGTGTAATGCAATACCTGTAAAAATGAACGAAGTAGTTATCGATACTACATTACAACGTCCATTAAACATTAGGCACATTATAAAAATACTTGACCATTTTAGTCAAAGTATGGTTATGCCTATACAGGTGTACAAAGAGGTACCTCCCGGCGATGAATGGATTGCATGGGACGGACAACATACTGCTATAACATTATACATAATTGCAACAAAAGTATTTGGGCAACGTCCTGCTACTGTTACAATTCCAGTTAATGATTATCCAGTTGAAAATAAACTAGAGATTAGGCAAAACTTTATTTTACTTAATGGTGATGCTAAAGAGCCTTTAGACTTTATTGATACTTATAAGCAAATGGTATATGGTGTAAGAGTAGATGGTGCAACAAATGAAGATTGGATTGACACAGAACTAAAACAACAATATCTAGAAGACGCAGGTATCTTTGCTACCAACAGTAAGTTTGGTGATGAAGATGAGCAAGGTGCATTTACTTTGTTAGCAGACACACTAATGAGTAAAAGTCTTAAAACAAGAAAAGATCCACAAATAACAAAAATGTTTACTAGTTATTGGGGTTACTTAAATCAAGAACGTCCAGTACAAGCCAAGGAGGCTAGGCAGTTATATGAATACTTTGATGCTTGTTTTACACAAGGAATTGTAGTAGATGATGAATACTGCAGAAAACTTGCCGACTTTACCAAAGAGTTCTTTGAAGGTGACTTCAGCGAAAGCGGAATGTTTTGGGATAAGGTAAAACAAAGTTATTCCAATTGGTACCGTGGTGCTAATAAACATAGCGAAGATAAAAACGAAGATGGAGAAATAATTGTAAGAGGGTTTACTACAGAATGGAGATGTGGCGGACCGTTTATTATTTCACAAATTAATAAAAGTACAGACTTAGAAACTCCAAGTTACACTCCTAACAATGGTTATAGTGTAAAGGATTTTGAGTTATGGCAATAAGAAATCCAAGCAAAGATAAGTTAAAGTCTAACGCAGTATTAAAGGAACAACTAAGTAAACCTTGTATGCTGGAGGATTGTGATAATACTATAAGTATATATGACGGGCCAGGCAGTAACGTTTTGTGTAGGGACCATCAATTGGAATGTGTTGAATATGGAGGTATGGGTAAACCAGAGAGACCTTGGACATTTTACAGAACTATGGAATGTGCAAAGTGTGGATATAATCCAACTGAAGATCCACAGTTCGATGAAATAGAAGATGAGTACCACAGACTTCGTGTAATGCGAGCCATTATGCATGGAGACCATATACACCTAAAAAGTCAAGGTGGTGCTAATACGGCAGATAACATACAGACATTGTGTGTTAAATGCCATATGATAAAAACATATAAAGAGAAGGACTATCTTGGCACAAAGCAATAAAGAAAATATCCTCAGGAAACATATCCATACTGAGTCAAATGATAAGGCACAAGAACGTCTTATCATTTGTGCTCCTGTTAGTGATGATGCAGACTATGAATGGATAGTAGGTTTAGCAGTTGACGAAGCAATTAAGCCATTTAAAGATTGGTTTAAAGAAAATGACATACCGCATGTATTTGAAATTAATTGGGGTAGTCCGTGGCTAGATGAACAAGCAAGTCATTTATTTTGTATAAATGTTACTTGCCGTCCAGAAGGAAGAACTTTAACTAAAGAAGAGAGTATGGTGTTTGAATTAAAATTTAACGGAAAATTCCCTATTCTAAATATAACAGAATATATAGAAAAGGCGGCTAATAAATGGCAATAGATAAAGCATCATTAAAAGAATCAGTAATAGACACATCACTAGCATTAGTAATTAACTTTCCATTGAATATGTTATTGTTGTATATTGCTAATAGAACATTTATACCTGACATGGAATCAGAACAAGAACAAATATTTTGGACATCTGTTTTCCTAACTGTAGTGTTTACACTTGTAGCAGTTACAAGAAAATATTTTGTTAGAGGATACTTTAAAGCCAAAGAGATTAGAAAAAATGCAATACATTGAACACGGATTCGCAGGACGTGATATTCCTTCAATTGATATAGTAAAAGGTTTATTTGACACAATTGAACGAGAAGGAAAGTATAAACATATTATAGATACAAGTGTGTTGTGGAACTTTAATGATGTGTATAATCCTGATCATTTCCCTAGAGTACAAAATCCTTTAGAAGGTCGTAAGAATTTAATGTTGCTAGTTCAATTAATGGACCCTGCTGGATATTTAGATAACAATAACGATTTTAATAATAAAGGCTGGCATGGAATAGATATTTTAAGTGATAGAACATGCATGTATAACTTTTGGGCAGAGTATTGGTGTGATTACTGGACAAACAATAATGAAAAATTTGAGACGGATGTTGAACTAAAATTTGATACACACTTTAAAAAATACCTAATGTATAATAGAAAGCCAGTGCACCATAGAGTAATAGCAGTTGACCAACTAGAAAAAGGAAACCTTTTAAACGACGGCTATGTGACTCTAGCAGACCAATTAACATTACCCATGCCTGGAGTTAAAGATGTATTTTTAGTTACAGATGGTGATATAGAAAAGAAATCAGATCCATCATTAGGTGATATGCATATATGGAATCATGCATTTGTGAATGTTATTAGTGAAACATCTATGGATGGCACATTTATGAGTGAAAAAACATTTAAGCCTATTGTTGGTAAAAGGCCTTTTGTTAGTTTTAATAAAGAACGTACTCAACGTCTAATAGATGTAGGCTTTAAAACATTTGGTAATTTTTGGAATGAAAATTTAGATTGGTATGAGCAAGTAGACTTTATATGTAGACAAGATGTTGATACACTCAAAGGTTGGTGGGAATCATATGAAATGCAAGATATATTAGAACACAACAAAATGCATTTCTGGAGCACCTATCAAGCCATAAACAAACAATTTCTATACGATTTTATAAAAAAATAGCATTTTTTTGCAAAAAAAGGTTGATTTTTTGCCAAAAAGTACTATATAATATATTAAGTTGTATAAATAACTTTGCAATTTTACTAATGCAAGGGCAATAGAATCGTAAGAAACTAAAGTCTACTGCAAAAGAAAAATTGCTATAATGATGCACAAGGTAAGTGAATCGTAAGAAACACAAACCGAATGGTATTATTATATAAACTGGAGATTAAGTCTTCAAAAGTGCTCGGGCTTTGCAATATAAGTCTTCAAAAGAGCACGGACTTAAACCTCTTAGTTTTGATAGTTGAAGGACACTCCTCGGAGACACAAATTCAACATTTGGGGTAACCAACAAACGGCTTTAGATGGCAACACCTGAAGACACGAAGAAGATTACCAAGTAGACTAGAGCGACAGGACACACACTAACGAATGCCGCTCTACTCCGCGAACTTTTTATTCGCCAAATGGGTTTAAGAAGTTTAAGATAGAAAAATAACTTGCTAAACAATAGGAGATTATTATGGTAAATAAGCAATTCAGAATCACATCAGATTCACTATCCCCACTATATAAAATGAGCGTCGGCTTTGACAGAATGGCAGAGCAGTTTTTTAACGACCCATCATTTGTAAATAACGGTACAGGCTATCCGCCTTACAACATTTCTAAAACATCAGATGACATCTATGAGATTACTCTTGCAGTAGCAGGATTTAAGAAAGGTGATATCGATATTAGTTTAGAAGACGGTACGTTAAAAATCGAAGGCACTTCAGGTGTACTTGATAGCGACAAAGAAGTTGAATACCTACATAAAGGTATTGCTGAAAGAAATTTCATTAGGACTTTCAAATTAGCAGAGTTTGTCGAAGTCAAAGATGCCAAGTTAGAAGACGGTATTTTAAAGGTAACATTGTTTAGAAATGTTCCTGACGCCCTTAAACCACAAAAGATTAAAATTTCTTAATAGTACTGGTAAATAATGGGGAGGAAGAATACTTTCTCCTCATTTTAGCGAGTACATATGGCAAAGAAAGACAAAAGAAAACAGATAGTATACCTCATACCAGAAGGTGAGACTAGAGATAGTCACACATATCATTATACAGCAGTTAAAACAAAAAGGTTGACTTCTGAAAATAAGAAGTTAAAATTAAACAAGTATAATCCGGTAAAACGAATACACGAAACTTTCGTAGAAGCAAAATTACCACCACACACCAAATAGGTTTAACATGGCAAAAGAGGCAGTAAAGACTAGAACTAGCACAGAACTAAGATATCCAGGCAGATATAATGTTGTCATTTACAATGATGACTACACGCCTGTTGAATTTGTTATCAAGATGTTAGTAGAGGTATTTAATAAAGATGTTAATACTGCTAAGTCATTAACGCAGGAAATTCATTCTCAAGGTGCAAGTATTGCCGGAACATACAATGCCGAGATTGCTGAACAAAAGTGTTCAGAAGGCATTTCAATTGCTAGAGCAAACGGACACCCACTTCAACTTAAAGTTGAAAAAGTAGAATGAGCATAGATAATCTTAATAAAGAAAAATACGAACAAGGTTTCAATACAGATGTAGAAGCAGATAGTCTGCCGCCTGGTCTAGACGAAGATACAATAAGACAAATTAGTGCTATTAAAGAAGAACCACAATGGTTACTAGATTTTAGATTAAAAGCATACAAAAAATGGATTGCAATGGACGAACCAGATTGGAGTGAGTTAGATTACACACCAATTGATTACCAAGCATTAAGTTACTACTCAGCACCAAAGACTAGAACTAAAGATGATATACCACCCGAAATATTAGAAACTTTTGAAAAATTAGGTGTACCTTTACATGAACGTGATGCATTATTGGGAATAGAAAAAGACCCAAGTGTTATCCCAACTGTAGCAGTTGATGTAGTCTTTGATAGTGTTAGTATAGCAACAACATTCCAAACAGAATTAAAAAAACACGGTATTATATTTTGTAGTATTAGTGAAGCAGTACAACATCACCCAGACTTAGTAAGAGAAAACTTAGGTAAAGTTATACCTTATTCAGATAATTATTTTGCTACACTTAATAGTGCTGTATTTACAGACGGCACATTCTGTTATATTCCCAAAGGTGTTAAGTGTCCTATGGAACTTAATACATACTTTAGAATCAATGCTCGTAATACAGGACAGTTTGAACGTACACTTATAATAGCAGATGAAGGAAGTTATGTAAGTTATTTAGAAGGATGTACAGCACCAGCATATGATGAGAATACATTACATGCGGCATGTGTTGAACTTATATTACATGATGATGCAGAAATAAAATATTCAACAGTACAAAATTGGTATCCAGGAGATGAGAACGGAGTAGGCGGAGTTTATAACTTTGTAACAAAACGTGCAAGGTGTGAAGGCAAAAATAGTAAAGTTAGTTGGACACAGGTTGAAACAGGAAGTGCTGTTACATGGAAGTACCCAAGTTGCATACTTAAAGGTGAAGGAAGTATCGGAGAATTTTTTAGTGTTGCAGTAACTAAAGGTAAGCAACAAGCAGATACAGGAACTAAGATGATTCACTTAGGTAAGAACACAAAGTCCACAGTTATATCCAAAGGTATTAGTTTTGGCGATAGTACAAATACATATAGAGGTGCAGTTAAAGTTAATCCCGGAGCTCATAATGCCAGAAACTATACTAAGTGTGATAGTTTAATGTTACAAGATAGCAGAGCATTAACTATACCATATGTAACAAGCGAAAATAATAGTGCTATGATTGAACACGAAGCAAGTGCAGGTAAAATTAGTGATGAACAATTATACTATTTGCAAAGTAGAGGCATGGATGAAGATGATGCTATGAATTTAATTGTAAATGGATTCTGTAAAGATGTATTTCAGAAGTTACCATTAGAGTTTGCCGCTGAAGCCAATAAATTATTAAGTGTAACACTAGAAGGAGCAGTAGGATAATGTTGACATTACATAAAAAAGGTAGTAAAATAAGCGAATGCTAAAACTAAAGAATTGGGCAATAGAAAATGTTATACACAGTATCGATGTAGATTTTGATGCTGGGCGTACTTATGTGGTTATGGGTGCAAATGGTGTAGGTAAAAGTACATTGTTACATAGCATTATGGGTAAACCTGGATTAGAAACATCCGGTTCTGCAGAATTTTTAGATGTAGAGATATCAGATATGGAAGTAAATGAACGTGCTGATATGGGGATGTTTATAGGTTTCCAAGCACCTACTAGTATACCAGGACTTAGTAACTTTCAATTTATTAAACAAGTTAAAGAACTATCTGTAACAGATATCAAAGATAATCTTACACAATTCAAAGATTTAAGTTCAAAAATGAAACTGCCCGACGATTGGGATAAACGTAATCTAAATACAGATGCAAGTGGCGGTGAGAAGAAAAAGAACGAATTAATACAAATGTTAATGATGGATACCAAACTTGCAATGTTAGATGAGCCTGACAGTGGACTAGATGTTGACGGCATAAAAACACTTACAGAACAATTAAACAATTGGAGAACAAAAGACAATACTCTTATAGTTGTAACACATTACGATAAACTAATTGAAGGACTAAATCCTGATGCAATATTTGTATTGAAGAAAGACCACATAGTAGGTGGTGATAAATCTCTAGCAGATAAAATATTTGCAGAAGGGTTTGATAGTGTATAAACAACTTTACGGTACTAGGTTATTAGAAAATCAGTTTGGCAAAGATGTATATTTTACCTTGCATGACGTAGCAGACTATGTCACATCAGACGAGTATATAGATGGCATAGATTCTAACTACTGGTCTCACAAATTACCACAATACAACAAAACATATAAACATAATCTTATAAATTTAAAAGATGATGGTCTACCTACTAAGCGAAGTGAACAGTTTAATTTTGCAAACTTACATAAATTATATTCATTAGAAATACTTAATAGTCAGCCTACACAAGGTCTCGATTTAGAAAAGTTTAGTTACCTTGCAAACCAAGATAGAACTATTGTATTAAACGATAGTAATGTTGTTACTACAAATGACTTAGGCAAAAAGGCTCCGTTTAATGTACAGATATTGGATAGTATAACTGTTAATAAGAATAGAATGTCGGAATATATACAGTTATTGCATCAAGAAGAAAATTTAACTAGACTCACATACGCATTAAGTCCATTTCCTAATATTATTATTTTTCCAAGCGGCAGTAAAGAGTCTTTTAAAAAGAATCCATTAAGCATACAATATTTAAACTCAGGAGAAGATCCAAAATTAGATTGTAATACAACTATATTTGATATTCAATATAATACTAAAGTAAAATTAAATGAAACTGTTAAAACAACAGCAGGTCAAATGAACTATAGTATGTATATTCTAAGAGAAAATTCAGAACTAGTAATAGACAGAAAGTCAAAAGACTCCGGCGGGTGGAATATATTTGATAGTGTGTTCATTTGTCATCCTGGCAGTAAACTTACAGTTAATTTTACTAACACAGGAAGTCAATACACACAAGAAAATTTTTATATAAACAGTAGCAGTAAGACTACTGTAAATATTAAAGGCAGAAATAAAATATTCAGAGGTAACAATTATCACCAATATGTTTATCAAAAAAGTGACGACCCTGATAATTATAGTAGTATAGATATTAAAAATGTAGGTAAAGAATTCGCATCAACAAGTTTCATAGGAAGATATGATGTTGGTGCATTAAGTATAGATTTTGATGGTGATATGAACAATCAAAATTTAATGTTAGACAAGAATGTAAAAATGCATACTCGCCCTATTTTAGATATACATACAAAAGAAATAAAATGTCAGCATGGCTGTACTGTAAGTAATGTAAATGAAGAACACATATATTACTTGCAGAGTAAAGGTATGGATAAGAGTCAAGCAACTGACCTATTAGTAGAGAGTTTTTTATGTTAAGAGCGTACCCAAAAGCAAAGAGTATTAAAGAGATTAGGAATTGCTTTCCTAGTTTAGCATATACAGAACTAGCCTATTTAGATAATGCGGCTAGTACACAAACTGTTGACAGTTCGATTAAAGCAGTCAGCGACTATCATTATAATTATAGAGCAAATGTTCATAGAGGTGATTTTGAAACTAGTAGTATTGCTAGTGAGATATATGACCAAGCAAGAGTAGAAATAGCAAAATTAATTAATTGTGAAATAGAAGAAGTTGCATTTACAAAAGGCACAACCCATAGTTTAAACATTGTTACTAATTGGTTACAAGATGATAGAAAAGTAATAGTTACAGAGTTAGAACATCACAGTTTATTAATGCCTTGGTTAAAATCTGGTAAAACACAAAACGGTGGAGATTTAATTGTTGTACCAGCAAGTGACCATGGCGATGTTAGTTTAGAAGATTTCACAAAAGCATGTAAAGAAAATCCAGGATCAATATGTGCATTCCTTACACAAAGCAATTTAACAGGAATGTGTCTACCTTGGGAACATATGGTTAGAATAGCAAAAGAATATGATTGTGAAGTTATTATAGATGCATGTCAAAGCATAGGTCATAAACCTATGGATGTTCAAGCAAACAATATAGACTGGATGGCATTTAGCGGACACAAGATGTTTGCAAGTACAGGAGTTGGAGTTTTATTCCATAGGGGTGGCTTTGGTGACATAGATAATGCCTATGATTTAGGAGGCGGTACAGCAGAGCATGTAGACTTCGACGGATACCATTTACATAGTGACTTTAGAAAAATAGAAGCAGGCACACCAGACATTGCAGGAATACATAGTATAGGAGCCGCGGCAAAATGGATGCAAGAAATAGGCTATAAAGACATACAAGAATGTGAAGCAGAATTTTTTAACATGCTTGACGACAAAGGATTATTCCACATACCAGAACTTAAACTTATTGGTCCTGTTGCACCAAGAAGTGTGTATAGTTTTGTAACAGAATTTAATCCAAGTGACTTAGCAGGGTTTTTAAGTTTTGATAAAGTATGTGTAAGAACGGGCCATATGTGTGCCCAGCCTGCCAGTAGACGTTACAATAAAAACAATACAGGTGTATTTAGAATAAGTACTGCACCGTACAACAACGAACTAGATTGCGTAAAATTAGTAGAGGGTATATGGAAAGCGATGGAAAAGTTGGGCTTCAAGAACAGTTAGTAGACCAAGTTATTGCAAATTTAAGAAGAGTCTTTGATCCAGAGATTCATTTAAATGTTTATGACTTAGGTTTGATATATAATGTCCAAGTAAATCAAGAATATGATGCAGTCGTTACTATGACCCTGACATCTCCAAATTGTCCAGCCGCAGAGATACTACCAATGGAAATAGAATTTGCAACTCGTAGTGTACAAGGATTAAATAAAGTTCATGTACATTTAACATTTGATCCTCCATGGAATCCAGATACAATGGTAAGCGATGAAGGGAAGTATCAACTAGGAATATTATAATGAGTAGAACTGTTAAACCACATTCAGAAAAATTAGATGATGTTATCATTGAAACAGCCAAAGGACAAGAGTTTACTGTAGGCGAGATTAAACACTCTAATAGAATACAGAAAAGTGCTACACCTAAACAAGACCTCAGTTGGTATATTAAGTGGACCGCAAGTTTGTTTATACTTGGAAGTATGAGTATTAGAGGTATACCAGAACTTGCTATGTTTGATATAATGCTAAGTCTTATTGGAGTAGCAGGATGGATGTGGGTAGGCTTCTTGTGGAAAGATAGAGCACTCATATTGTTAAATGGTGTAGGTATTATACTGTTTATGAGAACACTAATTACGGATTACTTACTTGTATGACTGTAGATGTAAGAGAATTGCCTTGTACTGATGGTAATGTAATAGACTTAGCAAATCCAGACATAACACAGTTCACACAATGGCAAGTGCCTAGTAATGATACTCAACATACTCACCCCTTAGTAATGAGTAACGATCCATTTTTTAATTTGCGAGGTATAACTAGAGAATTATTTGCTGATGTATCTTCAGAAGAACAGTTTTTAGCAGTAGACTTTTTTATACCAACTAGTGGATTTAGTGAATGGTCACCTAGTGGTAACTTGTATATCAGTCACGGGTTACGAGACCAGCAAATAGAATTTCTTATGAGTTGGTTTGAGAACTACGAAGAAATAAACAAAACATTAATATTAAGTTTTTGCGATGAAAGTCCAGAGTTAGAATCTGCTCTAGAAACAATTTACAGTTTAATGGCAATTTATAGTATTCCTAATAAGAAAGTAATTTTAATGGGACACAATTTTGCAGGACAAGAAGTTGTTAATAGTTTTGCAAAAGAAAATGGCGAAGTACCTTTACAATATATAGTAGCATGGTGGATGTTAGGACATTTAGATTGTACAGATATAGAAAAAATAGCAGAACGCCATTACGATTATTTAGAAGAAGGAACATACCAAACGTATCTGTACGAACCAATTAGTATGGAACAAAAACGTAACACATTTATTTTTCTCAATAGAAGAGAAACAGCAAATAGAATTGCATTGCTTTGGTGGTTATGGAAGTTAGGTGTAAAACATTATAGATTTATACATAGTGCATTTCCTCCTCTAAGATTATTTGGATTAAGTGAAACAAGAGAAGATGCAAGTCCTAGTGAAGATCCTTCTAAACGTAATCACTATACTAAAATATTTTTTGATAGCATACTAAAACACATAGCACCAAAACTTGTTGACGAACTTACAGATAAAGATGTACATGATTTTGTAGTACAAATGGATGTAGGTAAAACACTTAAAGGCGACCATAAGTTTATCGGAGACCAAGAGTCTAAGTTCGTGCCATTGAATAATGATGCATACATTTGGTTAACCTGTGAAAGTACAAGCGAACTAAAAGGCAAGAATTTTTTCTTTACAGAAAAAGTATTAAAACCTATGGCTTATGGACAGGCACTAGTGGTACATGCACAACCAGGCTTTATAAAAGCATTCAAGGAATTAGGTTTTTACACATTAGCAGATGAATTAGGCATAGACGAAAGTTACGACAACATAGAAGATGAGGGAGAACGTCTAGAGTTTATTGCTAAAGAAATGATAAAAATTAGCAAAGTGCCTGTAACTGAATTACATAAAAAATATATACTATTACAAGACAAAATAGATTCAAACAGAAAACTTATGTTTTCGATGTTAAGTAATATTAGCAATAATTTTACAGACAATCAAAGTAAGTATATAACAGAAGCAATCATTAATAATACAGCACATGATACTAAAACAGCACTAAAAAGTTACAAAGAATTATTTGACATTAAAACTATTGTTAATAAATAGTGTAATTAAAATATCTATATAGGAAATTAAAATGGCAATTGAAATGACAGTACCATCTATTAGTTGGATGGCTCGTAAAAAACCTGAAGGTCAGGACGACTATGACTGGGTACAAGAAAACTCTGCAGAACTATTTAACAACAAAAGAGTTGTAGTTTTTGCACTACCTGGTGCATTTACTCCAACATGCAGTAGTACACATTTACCAGGGTACGAAGCAAACTATGAAAAGATTTTAGAACAAGATGTTGATGAAGTTTATTGTTTAAGTGTAAACGATAGTTTTGTTATGAACGCATGGTTTAGTTCTTTAGGTATCAATGATGTAAAACCTATTGCAGACGGCAACGGGCACTTCACACGTCATATGGGTATGCTTGTTAAGAAAGAAGCAGTAGACTTTGGATATAGAAGTCAACGATATTCTATGGTTGTAGACCGCGGTAGAGTAGAAATGATTTTTGTTGAAGATGGAAAAGAAGACAATTTTGCTGGTGACCCTTTTGATGTTAGTGATTCTACTTCAATGTTAAATTATTTAGAAGCAGTTAAAGATATCAGAAGAGAAGAGTTAGCAAGAGCGAATGCAGAAGATTCAACTGATTCTTGAAAACGAATCCAAAACTAAATTAGAAAAGATAGAATGGGGTCTATATGATACCCATTCTGCATTCAAAGTATACAATCTTTTAGAATATACTAAGCCTGGAAGTAATATGTTTCCTAGGATAGACGTACGACAAAAGAAAACAGCAGAAACAACATTAGACCTTGCAACAGAAATGAATTGGGTTATAGATGAAATTAATGCTGAGTGTGATGGTTGTGAAATAGACTTAGCACTAAAGTTAGATTTAGAAGTACCACCACATCAACAAGTTAAAAAACTTAATACATTACATGAGATTTTTCAACTGTACACCGAAAAATACGGCACAGGGATAAACAGAACACAAGAGTTATTAGAACGTGTAAACATATTAGTTCACATGCTAGAAGCAGGTCCTGTTGAAATTGACCAGGTATTTTTTGTAGCAAAACAAGAAGGGCCTATCCCTAATGAATTAGATTTAGAAATGACTGATGAAGACCATATGGAACGTAAGCCACATGCTCTTTGGGGTGTGCTTGAATTAGATTATCATACAGTAGGAAAAGATTTAGGTGCTTGTTTTTGGACAGATGATATTGAATTAGTTGCAAGTGGAGAACTTAGACAACAAACAACACTAAAGCCTAGTATAGCCGCAAATTTTATGACAGGCCCTGAAATGGGACCGTCAGAGGATAAAGATAACGCAACTATACAGCAATACTATGATTGGTGTGCAGATAATAAATTAGATGAATATATAGATTATACTCTTCCCGTATATCGATTAGGGAGAATGAGAGTAGGTGAAATGACCAATGACCTAAATATTAGCGACATTCAAACCATGGCAATTGAATATCCGAGTATTAAAGAAATTATGTTGATAAATGATAAATAATAACATTAATACTATAGTAGGAGTTTTTAAATGACCGATTTTGTACTACCAACACAGGATACATTCGACGCAGTAGACAGCAGTGGATATACCATTACTGATGGCGATGCAGGCTTCTTAACAAAAGAAGTTGGATCAGCGATTAAAATATTAGCAGATCAAATGCCAAACAGTGAAATGATTCATGTTCGCTCACCAAGAACAGCAACAGGAAAAACAGAAAAGTTTATAACAGATAATATTGCAGATGCTGATGCAATGCCTAAAATTGTAACTTCTGATTTCTTTGGTAATACATTATTAGACTGCACAAACTTTTTTACATACACTGGCAATCATGCAAAAATTTATAAAAATATTTTCCAAGCACCCGTTGTAACAAACGATGGTGATGGCAATCCTACTCAATTAGTAATTGGATCTGTTAATGATGGAGACATTACTCTCGATTTAACACAAGATCCACCAAGCAGAAGTTCGTCACAACTTGCATCTATGAACGATTTAGATGAACAGTTCAATATGTCAACTATGGTTAATCAAGGCGGAACAGCATTAGGTACAGAATCAGATAACTTTAAACCTGAACTTGTTGTTGCTATGTTAAATCCAGTAGCAAGTGCAAAAACTGCCTGGGATCAATATGCGGCTGTAACATTACTAGCCAGTTGTTTTAATAACCTACCTGACAATGGTGTTATGCTTGTTAATCACGTTGAATATAGTGCATTAAATCAGGCTTTATGGGCAGTACTAAATGCTCAAACTTCTGTAGGAAGAACATACAACATTAGTTGGATTGCATCAGAAGGTGCAGATCAAGTACTTGACGTAGCCGTTATTAAAAGACTATCCTAATAATCACTGATAAATATCAGTATGACAGACTTACAGCATCCTACTGAAGCATACATACGTGATTTAGAAATTTATGACTACGTTTGGGACGATTTATCAGATGGTCTTATAACTAATGAACATGGTTCCATAATCAAACATTATGTTGACCAATTACAATCCACAGATACTATATTACTTAGAGAACCATTAAGTGGTACAGGCAAAAGTGCAAAGTTTATTATAGACAATGCAGAAAACCCAGACAACATTCCTAACATAGTAGTACAAGATGTATTCCAAAATACATTTTTATACTGCGGTGAGTTTTGGGATATTGTAGAAGACGATGCAAGAGTGTTTCAAAATCCACAATTACCAGACGAGATCCATTATGATGAAGCAGGTGATATTATAGGTACCACTAGAACATTCCCTAGTGGAGAATCATATTATATGGACTTAACTACTGATCCTGAATTACGGTCTCCTGAACAATTAAAAACAGTATTAAACGATTCTGCTGACGATATGAGCAGAATGGTAAATGTAAATGATGTCCAACTAGGAACATCAGATGATTCTTTTATGCCAGAAACTACTGTAATATTTCCTTTCCCTATTAGTACAGGATATCCATCGCATGAAGCAGAAGGATTAGTTAATCAAATAATTAGTTCTCTTCGTCATACACCTGTTGGCGGAGTAGTAATTCTAATAGATATACACTACGATCGTGTTAATAAGCAAATGTGGAGATCTATAGAACCTTTACAAGACCTTGGTTGGGTATTTGACATACAATGGCTATTAAATTCAGAAGATGACGAAACTGGTGCATGGAAAGCCGCCGCAATTAAACGAATCCAATAGTTTATAATAATAAATAGTTTTTATGAAACTCGCTATCACTGGAGTGGGTATAGTCTCGCCTTTAGGCAATACTCTCTCTGAAAACATTAAGAATCTTAAGGCATTAGAAGTTCCAATACAAGACTATAGACAACAAGGTCATTTTAGTGATTGGATACTAGAAGTAAAAAAAGCATTTCATTGCAATTATGATGATGTAGATATTGAACATCTTATAAAGAAAAAGGATAAACGTTGGATTGATCCAACTGTAGTATCTAGTATGATTGCAGTAGAAGAAGCAGTTAAACAAAGCGGTTTAGATTTCCCACATGACACTCCTGTAATAGTAGGAACTATTAGAGGCGGTGCTCCTAACCTAGCAAGGTACGGGCAAATACTAAATGACAAAAGACGTAAAGTACACCCACAAATACTATTAAGTAGTTCACATGAGTACGTTAGCAACCATATAAGCAGTCATTACAAGTGGCATGGGCCAAGTATGGGTACTAGCGGAACATGTATTAGCGGTGTACAAGCATTGGATATAGCAAAGAAATATATGATTACTGAAGGTTATACCTGTGCTATTGTTGGCGGAACAGATTTTATGACAAGTTCTATGAGTACTATATACTTCCAACTGTTAGGTGCTATTAGCCAAACAGGAAAAAGTGTACCTTGGGACGAAAGTCGAGATGGTTTTGTTATGGGAGAAGGTAGTGTTTACCTAGTAGTAGAACCATTAGAGTTGGCCCGTAAGAGAGGGGCAAACATTAGGTGGGTAGTTGACGGTCTCGGGATAGCGAACGATGGGGCTCACCCTACTCAACCTGACCTTGAAGGCACTGGTGCCAGAATTGCTATAGATAAGGCTTTATCACAAGCAGGCACTAGTGCTGGAGATTATAATGTATTAAATGCACATGCCACAAGCACACCATTTGGTGATCCTGTAGAGTATAACGTGTTGAAAGATTACTTTCCAGAGCAAAGTTATTTGTACGGTAACAAAGGACAAATAGGCCATTTAATGGGTGCAAGTGGATTAGCAGAAGTTGTATTAGGTGCAGAAGCAATGGTAGACGGATTTGTTCCAGCAAACGCCGGCTTAGAAAAACCTTTTACAGATGACAACTATTTTAATTTATTAACACAACCAACAGAGGAGTCGTACACCAGAATGTTTAAAACATCTTTTGGATTTGGTGGAAGAAGTGCGGCAGTGAGTATAGTAGATGAAAGAGAAATTTAAAAAAGCATTCATGGATTGTGCAGAGAGATTTGCACAATTAAGTACTGCCAAACGTGCTCAGGTAGGTGCAATCATTGTAAAAGATAATCGTATTATTAGTATTGGTTACAATGGTATGCCGAGTGGTTGGACTAATGATTGCGAAACAACTGTAACTTGGAATGATGTTCCTCACATGCGTAGAGAATACGAAGAATCAGGTGCAACATTTCATGAATCTCCACACGGTAGTACATGGAGTAAACTAAAAACAAAAGACGAAGTATTACATGCAGAAACAAATGCAATAGCCAAAGTTGCACAAAGTAATGATAATTGCAAAGATGCTACACTATTTTGTACACATGAGCCTTGTATACAATGTGCTAAATTAATATTTCAATCAGGTATTACAACTGTATATTACAAACATTCATATGATGCCGCAGTTGGTAGAGGAAGAGAATTTTTAGATAGAAGTGGGTGTACTGTGGAACAAATGTCGTGAAAGTAGAAAAGTTAAATGCAGGAATATTAATAGACTGTGATATAAGTAATTTAACAGAACAAGACTACCAAGACATTAACGAATTATACCTAGACAAGTTATTAATAACATTTAAAAATCAACCCTTCCAAACAATTCCTTTTGCAAAACTTATAAACAAAATGGGTTCCTTTGCAAATTGGAATCAAATGCTATGGAAACAAGATGGCACAAACCTTGCTAAACAAGAATATGTAGATCCAGCAACATTTAATGGTGCTGACAATGATTACCCATTACAACGTGTTACAGGTGAAAAAACAGATAAAGGATTAGCAACAGGTATATTTGGTAACGGTGAATTAGATTGGCATAGTAATATGAATGGTGATATGGATCGTGCTAGAGGAGTAGCATTACAAGGTGCATGGCATAGTGAGAATACACATACTGCATTTATGGATACTGTAAAAGCATATGATGATATGAGTGACGAGCTAAAACAACGTTGCGAGGGTGTAATAGGACATTATGAATATGCTCCTGAAAATTGGGCAAAAGGTGTTCCTACTCCACAACTGCAATTAATGAAAGGCTTTGGAATGGTAGACCATAGATATACTATGCCTTTAGTTAATGAAGGCTTCAATGGTAAGAAAGGATTATACTTTCATTTTCATAATAATTGTAAATTTAGACAAGATAAAGAATTAAAACAAGTTCTAATGGATCATTGTTTTCAAGATAAGTACATATACAATCATAAATGGAATCCAGGCGATATAGTTATAAGTGACCAAGTACTTACACTACACAAAAGAGTAGAGTGGGAACCAGAGATTATAGCAAAACGTGTTCTACACAGAATAACATTCCATTATGACAACATGATAGAAGATTATTTTAACAAATATACCAAAATAAAAGAGTCAAATACACTAGAATATTAGTTGACTTTTACAACCAAAGGTACTATAATACTAACATGGTAAAAAAATCTAAAACACAAATGACTAAAGCAGAGTTAATAGAACTATGCTATGAGTATGAGTCAGTAATTAAAGATCTTAAAGACGCAGTAACCAATCTAGAAAATGACAGAATTGGATTAGATACAATAGTTGCTGACAACGACACTAGTTTCTTAATATCAGGCATGAATGCTAGGATTAAAAAATTAGAAGATAAAATTTTAGAGCTCGGGCAAAGTGAAAGGAAAGAGTATGAGTAATTTAGTATTCGTTTACGGGTCACTAAAAAGTGGCGGCATGGTAAGAGGATTGGATGGATTCCCTGGAGCAACTATCGTAGGTAAAGCAAAGACAACATATCCAGATTATAATATGTTAGACTTAGGAAGTTTTCCTGCTGTAGTCAAAGGAGAGAAATATATTCAAGGTGAAGTTTGGGAAGTAGATGACACAACTTTTCAAGAACTTGATATGATAGAAGGCTATCCTGAATTTTACAAAAGAGTTAAAACAGAAACAACACAAGGTAGAGCATGGATGTACTTCTTAGAAAGTGACCAATACCGTTCATTAATGCATCCTGAGTCTGATAACATAGACTTGGATGGTGACACACTAATTTGGAAAACAAAATGAAACCAGAAACAACACAACTAGTTGCACTAGTAGAACATATCAGACATTGGCATCATGCAAGAAATTTAATTGAAGGTGCTACCGATAAGGATCAACTAGCAAAACTTATACAAGAAATGGGCGAACTGTCTGACAATATTTGTAAAGGCAAAGATATTAGAGATGATATCGGCGACATGATTGTAGTTTTGATTAACATTGCGGAACGCAATAATGTTTCGTTAACAGAATGCTTAGACCAAGCATGGAACGACATCAAGGATCGTAAAGGAAAGATGGTCGACGGCATCTTTATTAAAGAAGGAGACGACTAAAATGGGTATGCTAGAAACAGTGACACAAAAAATTAAAGAAGCAGTTTGGTGGCACGAAGACATGGTAGAAGATTTTGCAGAAAAATATAATTTAAGTATATATCAAGCATCTTGGATAAGTTTTATAAAAGGTGTAATTGTAGTATTATTCCTGCAATGGTTATTCTAAACTTTTTACTTACATAAGGAATCGCATAATGCGTATTGAAGAAGACATTAAACTAGATTACAATGACGTTTTACTTAGACCCAAACGTAGTACAATGGGTAGCCGTAAAGAAGTAGATTTACAAAGACAATTTACTTTTATGAACAGTAAAAAAACATTTAACGGTATTCCAATTATTGCCAGTAACATGCATGGAGTTGGAACATTTAGAATGGCAGAAGAACTTATTAAAGTTCCAATGTTTACCACGTTATGCAAAGATTATCAAACAGCAGACATTTGGGATTGGTTAAGTAATCATGTACATAAGCCAGACTTATGTAACCTAACAGCGGTGTGTACGGGCATCACAGACGTTGATAACGAGCGTATCGAAGCAACACTTAAACTATGCAGAAGCATTCAATATGTTTGCATTGATGTAGCAAATGGTTACAGTGAAAGATTTTTAGATTATGTAGCACGTTTTAGAGACAAGCACCCGGACATTACAATTATAGCAGGTAATGTTGTAACAGGTGATATCACAGAGGAGTTACTCCTCAAAGGAGCAGACATTGTTAAAGTTGGCATTGGGCCTGGTAGTGTTTGTACTACTAGGATTAAGACTGGCATTGGATATCCGCAACTATCAGCCGTTATGGAATGTGCCGATGCCGCTCATGGTCTTGGCGGACACATCATTGCTGATGGCGGTTGTGCAAGTGCTGGAGATGTAGTTAAAGCATTTGCCGGTGGAGCCGACTTTGTACAACTAGGAGGTTTACTAGCAGGTACAGATGAAGGTGGCGGTGATGTAATAACAAAATCCTATATAACAAACGAACAACAAGAAAGCACTTCAGCAGGTGTTGGCAAAAGAGTACAAAAAAGTTATGTAGAATTTTATGGTAATAGTACCACAATAGCACAGGAGGATTTCGGTGGCGTACAAGAGCATAGAACAAGTGAAGGTAGAATTGTCCAAGTTCCTTATAGAGGTGCAGTTAAGTCCGCAGTTGGGGATATACTTGGAGGCTTGCGTAGTGGTTGCACTTATGTTGGTGCTCACTCTTTAAAAGAACTTAGTAAGCGAACAACATTTGTAAAAGTAAACGGTGGAAGAACTTATAACAATACGTTCGAACAATTAACAGTAGGTGAATGAAATATTTGATTAAAACACCTGGTAGAACAGGATCGCATTTAATAGTAGATTACATTCGTAGTAATGAAGATTTAGAATTTACTATTTTTAATGAAAAAAGTGATGCATACAGTCCTGAAAAATATTTAACAAAAGGAATAATTTTTGACCATAGTGTTTCTATACCAAAAAACACAAAAGATGCAATACTTATAATTAGTAAACGCAAAAATATTGCACATCAATTGTTAAGTGGCTGGGTAGGAATTTTAAGAGCAACACAAGATCCAGATAAAGATTTTGAAAAAGTAAATCATTTCAACTCATTAGCATTACCAATTGGATTAGCAGAATTATATAAAGTACAAAATGAACACTACGAACACTTAAAAACTTTACCTTGGAAAGCAATACACGAATTTTATATGGAAGATTTTTTAGAAGATCCTAGTGTATTGTGTAGTATTAATAATGGTAAAGCACCAAACGATTGGAAACATGCAGAAGAATATGGGCCTGAAAATTCAGGTTTAGCAATAAATTATAAGGAATTTTTTAATATGCCGATAGATGCACATTTGCATATAAAACAAATATGCGGGGAGATAGGAATAAAATGAAATACAGTATAACAGTACCAATGCCACATGGAGACAGTTTAAAAGCAATGGGGCAAACATCTATTCTTTCTGACCTAACATTAATAGTTAATGACGGTTGGGCAACATTTATAGGTGAGGCAAATACTCCAGAAGAGTTCGAGCAGGACTTGATAGATTCAATAGACGGAGTACCGACAGGAGTTAAAGCCGTTGAAGTCTGGTGATGAACATAATGAAAGACAATACTACAGTAGTAAGACAGGCATGATTATACCAGATAGTAAAAAAGCAGAACATATCATATGGGAATTAAAACATGAAATGTCTAATCCCCGCAATGATGGTTGGACTGGTTCAGATATGAAAAAAAGATTATGGGATATAAAAATGGCAGTAGATAAAGCATTAATAAATGCTCCAGAATATACAAATGATCCTCCTTATGAAGATATATACTTGATAGAAAGACTAAAAGGTAAAGTATGAAATTAGGTATTATTGGTAAAGGATTTGTAGGCTCAGCAGTAGCACATGGCTTTGACAAAGACTGTGAACAAGTTATAGTAGATCCTAAATATACCGATAATGAAATAACAGATGTATTAGATTGTAAATTAGTATTTGTTTGTGTACCAACACCACCTAACGAAGATGGCAGTATAAATGTAGACATAGTTCATGATGTTTTAATAGAATTATCTATGCGAGATTACAAGGGTGTTGTAGTTGTAAAAAGTACAATTATACCAGATTACTTACATGAATTTAAAAAAGAGTTTGATTTAAAAATAGTTTACAATCCAGAGTTTCTTACAGAATCAAATGCAAATGAAGACTTTAAAAATCCTCCCTTCCAAGTATTTGGAGGCAAGTGGAGAGATTGTGAAGTTGTTGAAAAAGCATATCTTAGACACAGTTCAGTTAGAATTGTACCTACATTTAAAGTAGACTTAACCACAGCAAGTCTTTTAAAATACACAATTAACAGTTGGTTAGCAACTAAAGTAACATTCTTTAACGAATTAAAACAACTACATGAACTAGGAAGTAGTATGGTAAGTTGGGAACAATTTACAGACATGTTAAGTAGAGATGACCGTATAGGCAATAGCCATATGAAAGTACCTGGCCCGGATGGAGAGCCTGGATTTGGAGGACATTGTTTCCCTAAAGACACAGAAGCATTACTACACTATGCAAATAACAAAAATATCAAGATGAGTGTATTGCGTAAAGCAGTACAGACCAACAAAAAACTCCGAGATTAAGATAAATACTATTGTCTATACGCAAGACGAAACTAGATACAATGCGTAATAAATGGGTTTAGACACCCTAGACGGAGAAATAATATGTTTAGAAATATGCTTAAAAAGGCAATTCACAAGAGCCAGCATGTTCAGAGAAACTGGGACCTATCACAAGAAATTCCACAAGAAGATATAGATATCATTGCAGAGTCAGTGATTGGTGCACCTAGTAAACAGAACATCAAGTTCTTTAAGCCTTATTTTATCACAGATAGAAAAAAGATTGAAGCAATACACAGAAACACTTTGGGATTCATGATTGAAGACGGAAAGCAAGGCGGTAAAGCATTAAAGGGAGACAGGTTAACAACTAACCCTCAAACTTTAGCACAGTTACTAATTGTTTTTGTTAAAGATTGGGATAGCAAAGATGCAAAAAATAAAACTGATATTAGTTGGGACGAAGAAGTTATGGAATATGACATGCACCAAGCACTTGGTGTAGCGGCAGGATACTGTAACATGACATCAGCACTATTAGGCTATGGCACAGGATGTTGTAGTTGTTGTGACAAAGATGCAATCCGAAGAATATTAGGTATTGATGAAAAACCATTACTATTAATGGGAGTTGGTATTCCTGATGGCAGTAAGCCAAGAAGAGAGCACCACTTAAATCCAAACTTAACTTTCCCTACTAAAAGGAAAGACATCAAAGCAGAATACATTAGTTAATTTTGTACAAAATTAAAGCCAGACTTTATAGTTTGGCTTTTTTTTGACTACTAAATATGTACTTTACAGGATTATGTTAAAATATGTGGCAAAAAATATTTTGGTGGTTAGCAAAACGTAGAGGCACAGAGACCTTAACGAACATATATACTGACTTTGAATATATGCACAGAGTATTTTTGGGTAGACAAATTCATAGAAAAGGAATAGCAGGTGACTACCATGGTGGTAGAGTTTGTTTAAACTTAATATTAGGAAGTGATTTACCCACAGAGCATAATCATCCATGGGGTTACTTTACACTCATACTGTCGGGAGGATACTATGAGGTTAGAGGTAAGGAAAGAAAGTGGAGAGGTCCAGGCTGGTTTGCTTGGCGTAGTCACAATGATTTCCATAGAGTTGAAATCCCTGATGGAGGATATGCAGTAACATTTTTTGTAAAAGGACAACATGGCAAAATGGGTTCGTTTTTTATGGATAAAGGCAAACCCACAAAAGATTTAAAATTCTGGTTACGAAGAGGTGTAACAAGAGAAAAAATAGCGGAGATGATTAAACTTAAATCTCCAGAGGACATTAAAAAAGATGAAGTTAATTGACGATATTTTAAAACTAACTCCAGGAGATGGAGAAGCAATAGACGAATGGTACATTGATAAATTAGCATACCAAATAGACAAAGGGATATATCCTAAAAGAGCAACACTAGGCAATATTGTTGAAAAAATTGTTGCAGGATTAAAAGATTATAAACATAAACATGGCATAGAAAATATAGTAGTAGGACAAAGTGGAGGCATTGATAGTGCCTTAACTGCCGCATTATTTAAACAAGCAGGTTGGATTACACATGGTGTAACAATGCCTATTCATCAAATAGAACAAGAAACAAATAGAGGTATTGAAAACATTGATGCTTTACAATTAGAAAAGCACCATTACGACCTATCAGAACAGTTTGACAGTATGTTAAATTTCTTAGGAACAACTGGAAATACATACAAAGGGCAACAAAGGCAAGGAAATATTAGAGCAAGATTGAGAATGATTACTCTATATAATCTTGCACACAAACTTAACGGATGTGTAGCAAGTACAGATAACTTTAGTGAATTAGCCGCAGGGTTTTGGACATTACATGGTGATGTGGGAGACATTGCACCTATACAATCACTAACAAAAAGTTGGGAGGTACCAGCACTAGCAGACATGCTAGATATACCGAAAAACACTATTACAGCACTACCTACAGACGGGTTAGGCATAAGTACTAGTGATGCGGACCAACTCGGAATGAACTATTTAGAGTTTGATATATTATTATTTGAACTACTAAGTTTACCTGAAATTAATGAAGATAACCTTAGAAAGCATATAAATACTATAGAAGACGATGAAATTAGAGATAAAGCATGGCTTGTCGCTAATAGAGTTAAAGGTACTGCTTTTAAAAGAGCAAATCCTTTCAACTTAGTTCATCCTGTATTTAGCGACAGATTCGCTATATTAGACAAACTAGACAGGAGTTTATAAAATGGGAATATTTAATTGGTTAAAAAATCTTTTTAGTTCACCATCACCAGTAGAACCAACACCTGCTCCAGCACCAGCACCGGTTTCAAAGCCTGCTCCTAAAAAAGCAGAACCTAAGAAAGCAGTTGCAAAGGCTGAACCTAAAGTGACCAAAGCAAGTTTATCAAAACTTACTAAAAGTCAAATTGAGGAAAAGGGTAGAGAATTTGGTATCGAAGTTGATAAGAGACAGAAAAAAGACAAACTAATTTCAGAAGTATTAGCCGCATCTAAGAAAGCATAATAGTTTTCTAAGCAGGCTAATGAAAGAAAAAATTGTTTTAGTTCAGCCCAACTTCAAAATCGGCGGCGGTAGTTTTACAGGTTACTGGCTACCTTATTCTGTTGGATGTCTTTGGAGTTATGCAAGTAAGCATACTTGGGTAACAGACAATTTTGAAGTTCAAGACTTAATATACAAACGTGAGCAACCTAGCAAATTAATACAACGTATTAAGAATTGCAAGGTTGCATTCTTTTCCAATTACATGTGGAATTGGGAATACAATAAGCATATCGCTGAACAATTAAAGATTGAAAATCCGGACATCAAAATCGTATTTGGTGGTCCTCAAGTCACGACTAGACCACAAGAAGAAGAATTCTTCAAACATCACCCATACGTCGACAGCATTAGTCTCACAGAAGGCGAAGAGTCTTTTGTAAGCATTCTTGACGCAATATTACACAAAAAGCCGTTAAAAGACGTCTATGAAGGCGAGCGACTAGTGGATTTAGACATACCCAGCCCATATCTTACAGGAGTATTTGATAAGATAATGGCTGAAGCACCTAAAGACCAACTATGGAACGGAACCATAGAAACAAATAGAGGGTGTCCTTTTGCATGTACATTTTGTGATTGGGGTAGTTTAACCTATGCTAAGATTAAAAAGTTTCCTATACCAAAAGTATTACAGGAACTTACATGGATGTCAGAACGACAAATAGACTATGTTACTATTGCTGATGCAAACTTTGGCGTATTCACAGATAGAGACTTAGAGTTTACAGAAAGGTTAGTTGACTTACAAAACAAAAATGGATTTCCTAAAGTAGTAGATGCTACTTGGTATAAGAATAGTAGTGATGAGATTTTAGAAATTGTTAAGAAGTTTATTAGCAGTGGTTTCAATAGAGGACTAACTCTTAGTGTGCAAAGTATGGACATGGATGTATTAGAAGAAATTAAAAGACGTAATATGGAAATGTCTGACCTCAAAATGATTTTTGAAAAATGCAATAGGGAAGGCATACCTAGTTATACAGAACTTATATTAGGCTTACCTAAGGAAACATATGAAAGTTGGAAAGCAGGATTGTGTGAAGTAATTAAAGCAGGACAACACAATGCTATAGAAAGTTGGTTAGCACAAATGTTAGAAAACGCACATATGAACTTACCTTCAGAAATTGAAAAGCATGGTATTACAACAGTTGTTGTAGAAAACTATGTTAGTGGATTCGAAGAGGAAGATAATATCTTTGAAAAAGTTAATTTAGTTACAGGTACAAAATATATGCCAACGCCAAAGTTTATTGACAGTTGGTTATATGCATGGGTTATTAATAACTTTCATAACTATGGTTGGAGCCAAGCAATAGCAAGATTAATATATGAGAAGAATGGTATTGAGTATGAGCAAACATACGATATGCTTTTCCAAGCATGTTTAGAAGACGAAGGTGTAGTTGGTCAACTAATACGAACAGCAAAAGAACAAATTACATTTTATTTAGAAACAGGTAGAAGCGATGGTCCTGGCATACTACAAGGGTTTAGTGGTCATACTTTAATGTGGGAGGCACAAACAGACTTCCACAAAAACGATAAAGCAATTAAAGAATTTGTAAAGAAACATCTTACACAAGAATACTGTAACCTAGATGACCATATGTATCAACATCTATTACAATTCCAACATAATTATACTACAGCAGAAGATACAGTATATCCATACTGGGCAAACACTGGATATAACTTTTACGAATACATAAACGGTATAGATAAAGAACTTACAAGTACAAAAGACAATTATCAATTCGACATTGCCGAACATGTCAAAGGCGAAGAATACTTTAATAGATTATACTTCAGACGCAGACAAGGTTGGGGCAAATCCATAATCAGTCAAAATACTTAAAAAACTTAACAACTGTTATAACTTTTGATAAATAAGGTTGGAAGTTTAGCAATCCCCTTCCACAAGAGGACGGTTGTTGGAGGTCATTGACGTAATATGTATTTACTGTAGGTTCCGTTTTGAGAATACATCATATGACTCCATAAAAAGTTTAGGAACTTTAACCCCTCAGCACTTGCCGTAAGGGAGTGTGAATTTGGGTGCTAATTAAAATATTAGACTCAAGGAGAGTAAGATGATAGTAGATAATACTAAGTTCTTCTTTCAAAATATGACAAGTAGTTGGTCCAACTTTAAAGCAAAATATTGCCCTAATGGACAGACTTGTAATGACATAGCAACTTTTGGAACATTAGGTTTCATGATTTGGTTTATGTACATTGCGATGGAGCCAATTATCAGATTTTAAAACCTGTACTGTTGAATTGAACGAATGACGAATAATTAAAAAACATAATGGAGCAATCCATTCTCCCATTTTTAGGCCCTGTAGAGATACAGGGTTTTTTTTGGGTAAATTTTGCATAAATATACTTGTAATTATTTACACACAAATACAAGGTAGTAGGATACCAATTAGGAGTAACATTATGGGATGGTTAGCCGACTGTTCTGAATCAGAACGAGCCAGTGTCCTGGCTAAAATGGCAGGGAGAGCATATCTTAGTGAAAAAGAATTAAAAGCCACTGAGAAGACTCTTAAGATGCAAAGGGCAAAAGCAAAATTTATACAAGATGGTGATGCAGAAGCATGGGTATTTATTACTCGTGACGATGCTATTATCGTAAGTTGCAGAGGAACTGAACCTACAGAGTTTAGAGATATACTAGCAGACTTAAAAACAATACCAGTAAGTCACCCTAGAGCGGGTCGAGTACATAAAGGTTTTAAAGAATATACAGATTTAGTATTTGACGAAATTCTAGAGCAAGTTAAAAAAATGCGTAAAAAAGAAGAGAACGTTTTTGTTGTTGGTCACTCATTAGGTGGAGCAATGGCAGTATTAGTTGCTGAAGGCTTACAAGCAGAAGGTATACCAATCAAGGAACTAAGAACATTTGGTCAACCAAGAGTTGGTAACAGAGCATTTAGAAGACATTTAGAAGGTTGTGACATTGGAAGATATGTACGTTATGTAAATAACAACGATATAGTGCCTAGTGTACCACCTTGGTTATTTGGATTTGTGCATGGTGGCAATTTACATTATATTAACAGTTATGGTTTTATTAGAGATATGACTATATGGCAAAGAATTAAAGATGGTTGGAGAGGTTTTTGGGCCGCATGTAAGCAGTTTAAATTCTTTGATTTTGTAGCGGATCATGGCATGCCTAATTATGTTGAGAAGGCAGGAAACATTGCAGACTTGGATAAATAGTAGTAACATAGGAGATTAATATGTTAGATTATATAAAATCAAGATTAAAAGAAAGGACTAGTTGGGATGGAAGTATCCTAATTGCAGGTGGTATTGTAATGATACTTGCACCTGTTAATTTAATTGCATACGGCATGATTGCCTACGGTGCATGGACTATCTGGAAAGAAGAGGACTAATTAAATGGCAAGTTTTGCAGAAGAACAAAAAATTAAAGCACACATGGAATTGATTATTGAAGACGGTGACTATAAAGCATACTTTAGTCAAGGTACTAATGCAGATGGCGTAAGTGCTTGGTACTTAACTAATGATTCTGATAAAGCGGCGGCAGATACTTTATTAGATGCCAAAGTTGCAGAACTTACTGCTATCGGCGATGCTACTGCTAATGGCGAAGGACCTAGTGACTTTGATGGTTATACTCCAATTCATTTTGATGACAGTATTGCAGATGCAGGCGTTGATTATAGAACTTGGTTTGTAGATGAAAATGCAGACTACTTTAAAGCAGACAACGGCAATAGTGATAGTTTAGTACAAGTTACTGAATCATCAGAAATCAGCACACTACTTACAGACAGCAATTACGTTGCTTAAAAATTTATTTTTATAGGGGGAGAACTCTGCAGGTTCAAGCCCTATATTTCTACGGTCCAATTCTAGGGCCAGAATACTACTATTACAATTAAATACTAATTGACAACGAGAACAAAAGGTAGTACAATTACACCATGCAATTAGACAAAGAAGATTTAGACTTCCTTAATGAATTAGAGCCTAGCGACTTGTACGAATTAATCGTAGAAAAAGGAGTCGATACGGTACCAACTAAGGAACTACTAGATGAATTATGTATAGATGATAATCGTGTATACGGTTGTCAAAGTCTAGTATGGGTCAATAGAATTGACGATAACTGGTACTGGGAGAGCAATGCATTTTTTGTACAAGGTCTAATAAATGTAGTGATGACTCATGTTGTACACATGACAGATGAAGAGATAGGTAAAATTAAAGTAGACGACTTTGCATTTATTTGTCCTGAAAAAGTAACGTGGGGAAGAGTAAGAGGCATAGAAAGTTTCTTGCGTAAATTAAAATTAATTGTTAACGGAGAAACTAAATGAATTTTGTACCATATGTAATAGAAAAAACAAGTAATGGCGAACGTAGTTATGATATCTATAGTAGATTATTAAAAGAACGTATTGTGTTTTTAAACGGAGAAGTAAACGATACTGTAAGTAATAGTATTTGTGCTCAGTTACTTTTTTTAGAAGCAGAAGATCCAGATACAGATATAAATTTTTACATTAACTCGCCAGGCGGTGTAGTTACAAGTGGTATGGCTATGTACGATACCATGCAATACATTAAACCAGATATTTCAACTATTGTAATGGGACAAGCGGCTTCAATGGGTAGTTTATTAGCACAGTCGGGTGCGGCTGGAAAACGTTATATGTTGCCAGGTGCTAGACACATGATACACCAACCATTAGGCGGTGCAAGTGGACAAGCAAGTGATATAGAAATCCGTGCTAAAGAGATTGTAAGAATTAAGAAAGAACTTACTGAAGTGTATGTAAGACATAATACTAAAGATAAAACATTCCAAGACTTTGAAAGTGCTATGGACAGAGATAATTTTATGACTGCCAAAGAAGCCTTAGATTTTGGGCTGGTAGACGAAATTATTACTAAGAGATAGATAAGTAATAGTATGACTATAAATGTTTTTAACCCAACAGAACTTGTTTCAGTTACAGAAAGTGCAAAAGCACACTTACTTCAGCAGATTGGCGATTCTATAGGTGTTAGTTTAGGACTAATGCCAAACGGTTGTGCAGGATTTGAATACGACTGGGAAGTCGTTAATGAAGTACCAGACGATTATACTGAATTACTATTAGGAGATAAGTTATTACTCGTAGACAATATGAGTTCAGATTTTCTAGTTGGTAGCATTATTGATTTGAAGGACGAAGGTATAAAAGGAAAGACACTAACAGTTACCTCCCCTAAGGCACTAGGAAGTTGTGGCTGTGGGGAATCGGTGACGTTTGATGTCTGAACTTAACTTCATAGAATATTCTGTAAACAGAAACGAATACGATCCAGGCGATGTTATTATCGCTTTACGTGGTTTAGGCTTTCAACAAATAAGCCATGCAATTAATGAAAAGGCTACAATGTGGTCTTGTAATGGTTGCGTATTACTACTAACTATTAATGATAAAATTGAAACAGGACTAACAGGATTAGGACTAAACACACCTATTGCACCAGATGGCAGTATTCACTGTGAAACAACAGGACTTAACCTATACAAAGACCCTAACGGATTAAACATCTATACTTACCCTGTTGAAGGATTTAAAAAAGTATTTGACGAACATTTTAATTTAAGAGGACAAGCAGGTACACAAGATGCATTACAGTTCTTTGGTGGTGTTGTATATAGATGTAACAGTTCTAATATCAGAAATACTTTAGTAGACCAACTTAAATTAAGAATTGTAAAAACAACAGAAAATTATATAACAGGTGTTTGTAGTCAAAACAGATTTAATATACTTTGGGATTTACATAGTGAAGATAATGTGCTTGATACATTAATTATTGTTACAGACGATATAACAGATGTTGTTTCAAAATACATTGGTAGAGGATTTGATAGTGCTCCACTTAATGATGTAAGAAAATTAGAGATAAAAGAAAAGTATGCAACACAAGAAGAAGCATTATTTCCGCCAACACATTTTATTGCAGGTTGGGATTTGAATTTAGGCGGTAAAGAGAAAAGTTATGTTATCGAAAAAATGTTCGAAAATGCATTGCCTAACTTAAATATAGTAGTGCAAGAGAGACATAATCACAACGGAATAAACGAAGAAACATTACTTTACTACTCTCAAGTTCACGAATTTGAGGGGCAGTTAGTTGAATAGTATATTAGATAACATTTTTCCATACAAGTTATTAGGTAAAACATATACTAGTAAGCCAGAAGACATAGAAGATAGAACTGCTATGTTTAGAGAACGTTGGGATAGTTGGAAACATACAAGTATAAAATTACCAGCAGATTTACACAAAGCGGCTAGTTATGGTAGTGCTAGATATATACAAGGGTCTGCAGATAAAAAAGTTAAAACTTTTGCAAAGAAACACAAATTAAAAGAGTTTTGGGAATATCAAATTAGAGGCGATGAATTAAGATTCGCTGATGAAGATTTTGCATTACTATTTAGATTAACATTATGAATCCATTAATAGATTACACCACTAAGACAACAGACGAGTTGTTAGAGTTAAACAAAGAGTACACTAAAAAGTTATATAACATTAGTGGTACAAATCCTTTGTATAATCATATATTGGCATTAAGAGATCAAGTGCAAATGGAATACGGCGAACGTATGCAGTTGCAAATACACAAAGATAAACTAAAAGGCGACCACGCAAAAATTATAGAGATAGGAGAGATTGAATCTGTAGAATACGGACTTGATCCTGATGATCAAACTAAATTTGTAACAGAGGTTGCTAACACATACAGAAGCAAAGATGAAGACAATACACCTAAAGACGGATAAAGAAATACATTTAATAGGAATGTTAAATGTTCCTAACGAAAGTGATATAGAATCCTTAGAACAATTTAGATTTACAATAGCATACACTATGTTTGTTAGCCAAGATAACAATGAATCAATTGAAGAACTAAGCATAGCACAAAATATAAGTTATCAAAAAATAAATCATTTTTTAAGTTATTATGTCGACCATGCAATGTGGTATGATGTAAACGGACAAGATATGATAGATAAACATTTAACACAATGTAGAAATTTATTATTAATAACACCTATAGTTAATGTAACATACTTAGGAAATTGCTTGTTTAAAAAATTTAACACACTATGCAAACCAAATGTATATGTAGATGGCGTGTCTATATTAGACCACAGTACAGGATTATCATATGTTTATAGAACAGATGAGCCTGATGCAGAAATAGAAATATTACCAGATTCAAAAGAATGGCCCGGAGAGTTTTCTATATATGATACACCATGGTGGGAGAGAGATAGCATAAGTGCATACGACTATTCTTGCAAATCTCAAGAAGAATTAGATAATATTAAATTTCAAATAGAAGAAGGTGAGATTGAACACGAAGATTGGAAAATAATCGAAGATGAAGTTATAAAACAATTAAGTAACGATCCTAATTTTAATCAAGAAAACGGTAAGGTAATTAAGTTTGATTTTAAGAAAGCAAACAACCCTAAAAAGGTTGACTAATAACAAACAATACTATATACTAACAATATGTTAGACAAGCATAATAGATATCTTAGTGACGAGAATACAGGCGTAGAAATGCTGTATCGTAATATAGATATTAACACTACTGAGTTTCAGAACACTGATGATATTGCAATGTACAATGAAAATGCTGAGCATTTTGATATAAAAACGTTGCAAATTTTAGGTGAAGATGATTTAGATAGGATAAATACATACATAATTCCACAACACTATAAAGATTTAGATGTTGAGGAATATATAAGAGAGTTAGTTCCAAACGGAGTGGACGGCACTGATAACGCCGAGGCCAGTCAAAGGGTTGAGATGGAACTAGCAATGTATAAGGAAAGAGGACTTTATCCTATACTACAAGTATTAATATATGTTGTAGACACTCTAAGAAAACATAATTTAGTTTGGGGTGTAGGTAGAGGCAGTAGTGTAGCAAGTTATTTGCTCCATTTAATCGGAGTCCACAAAGTAGATTCGGTTAAATACAATTTAGATATAAAGGAATTCCTAAAGAGGTAAGAATGGTACAAAGAAAAAGTAATAAAGGTGTTATTATCGATATGGAAACATTACTATCAATGAATAGTGATGAGTTAGCAGTTGGTAACATGAAAGTTAATGCGGCAGGTGATGTATTAGGTGACAAAGGCGAAGTCATACAAAAAGCAGAAGACCGTGTTAAAGCCTACTATGAAGCCAATCCTAAATCTAGTACTGCTCAGTCATCGTTAAAAGGCGCAATGCCAGACGTTCCAGAACAAGTACAATCAGATATGGCTCCAGAGTTAAAAACTGCTGAAGCAGAAAAAACAGAAGCAAACCAAAGTGTAATGGATCAAGTAGATCCTGCTAGTGTGCCTGCTCCAGATGTAATTCAAGAAGAAGTTACTATGGTAGATGAGGAAAGAACAATAGTAAGTTACAAAGAAGTAGAATTACCTAACGGTGATATTGAAATGGTTCCTGTATACGAAGATGATTGGACTGAAGATGACAAGGCTTAGAGCATATAAAGATAACATACTTTGCATTGAAGGTGATTTTGGAGACAAAACTACTGAAGCAGGTATTATAATTAAATCCACAATAGGTTCAGACGAAGGTATTGCACCACGTTGGTTCAAAGCATTTGAAGTAGGTCCGGACATTGATTGGGTTAAGCCAGGTCAATGGTTGTATGTTGAATATGGCAGATGGACAGAAGGTTTTGCTGTAAAAGACGATAGACTTGAAGTAGGTCAAAAACTATGGAAAGTAGATCCTGAAGCATGTATGATGATATCAGATGAAGATCCTACTGCAAACAACACAAACATTGGTAACATATCCTCTATGAAGCCAGACGATATTTAATATGAAATTACAAGAAGCACCACAACGAACAGGTCTTAGCACCGTAGGATTATCAGGAATTACTATACTAGCAGGAGTTGTATTCGACTTTCTTAACCCTTGGTGGTTAATTGCAAGTGCATTTCTTATCCTAGTAGGAGTTGGACTTGAATCAGGACAACGTAAAGAGTTTTAACTGTAACTTATAGTAATTACAGCAGTACCAGTGGTACTACTATCAGCATCAAAATAAGCCAACACACTAGTATCAGTTGCATTAGAGTAAACAAAATTAGGTTGTACTTCGTATGTTCCAGTATCTGTTAAATCCAAATAATCATCTGTCATTAGTCTATCAGTATCACTAGCATCACCAACTGTAAGAGTTGGAGCACTACCGTCAAATGCAGTTGTAACATCAACTGTAACACTTTGTACTTTACTACCACTACTGATATTGCCTATAACAGTACTTGCACCAGTTGAGTGTAAAATAGTTGTTGTAAGTGTACCTGAATCTGTAACTGCACTATCGGCTGTACCAATAAGTGTTAAGTGTCCTGCATTGGCTGGATCAGCCTGGTCGGCAATGTACAATCTATATTCACCATCACCACCATCAGCAACTTTAACAAAGTCACCTGCTTCTACATCATTAGCGGCAAATAAGGCTGTAAGGTTTGCATAGGTTCTATAAACCATGCTACTACCAGTTGATGTAACACCAGTGTTACCAACATATCTTGCGCCAGCAACATAAATTACATTACCACTTGACGTGCCTATAGCACTTGGAAGGTTGCTACCAATAAAGTTTAATACACCTGACTGGTAATCAAAATACCATTCGTCACTTGAACCAGAACCTGTTTCAAATAATTGTGTACCATTTGTTTGTACATCTGCTGTACTAGTAGGAGCGGCATAAACTTTTAATTGGTATGTTGCACCAAAACTTGGAGATATCCAATTTGTTGCATTTGTTTTCCACGTTCTATTATCTGATGAACTACCGTCCTCAACTATTTCTAATGCATCTGCATCTGCATCTGTGTAAATGTGTACAATACTGCTATTAGCACTTGGTATTGTACTTGGAATACTGCTTGACTGATTCCAAATATCCGAATCTTTAATTACTAAACTACTTGCTATAGGTTCATTAGGTGCTTTTTTGTTATCATTAGTATCAGTTTTGGCTTTACCAAAACCAATCTTCTTCCAAAGTAAATCAATTTTTTGTGAATCTGATATTGCCATTATGCTATACTCAATGCTGTGAGTTCGTCTCCGGACTCTAGTTTAATTCTAATTAATATATTATTACCAAAACTGTTTGTTGCATTTTGGTCACCTAATGTTAAGGTAAAACTATCATTACTATATGTTGTACCATCTATAATTCTATCACCTGATGTAAATGCACAACCATTTGATCCGTTTCCACCATTACTGGTATCACTACCAGGAGTTCCTGCACCACCGTACGTTACACCTGCATCAATCCAACCATTTAATCCACTAGCACTATCTATGCCTGTGGCCGGAGCCGCTACAAAAAAGCCACTTACCTTACCACTTAATGTAATTGTAAAGTTAGCCATTGTAGTTCTTCTAAATGCAAAAGTAAAATATTGTGCTCCACTTCTGCCTGTGTTTAAATCTGGTCCTTGGGGTAGGTATGCTGTACTACTTAAATCTGTATCAAAATGTTTTATTTCTCCCCAACGTGTAACTGCTTCAGTTGTACCTGCAATAGTTTGTGCACCAGTCCAAGCACTACCTGTATAGTAGTTAGTTGAATTACTAAAACTTGGATTATCTGTACTAGGCAAACCTGTAATACGTTTTCCGTTATCATTAAACCCAGCACCTAAACTACTTGATACTGATATGCTCTCTTCATCAATACCTGTACTACCATTAAATGCTTGTACATATTTGCCACTTAGTTCTGCATAGGAACCTGTGCCATTAACACTAAACATTCTTGCTTTAATTTGTTCTATACCAATACCACCGCCATTAACATTAACAGTAACATCACCTAATGAATATGCGGCGCCACTATTGGCACCTGTATTTGCTTTTGGTACACCACTATCTAAAAATGTTGTAGTGCCATCTATTTCTGCGTAAGTGGAATATTGTGTTGAAACTGTTGAACCACTTGTTGATTCTTGATTAGTACCGTTTGCTATAGCAAATGGACTTGAAGTTTGTGAGTAACATTGACCAATCCAATCGTAAACTGTTACGCCACCTAATGTTAATGTTGCATCATTTGTGTAATAAGGAACACCTGAAATATATTTTAATGTTCCTGCACTTGCCTGTACAAGTGTTGCACCTGACATACTTACTGTTGGTGTATCTACTACGTCATCTTTTACAAAAGAAAGTGTATTAGTATCACCTGTAACAGAATGACTTAATTTGTATGAGTGCGAACCAACTGCCAGTCCTGCTGTGGACTTAGATACTTTTGCTTTAAATCCTTGATGTAATCCTGGACTATAAATTGAATTACTAAATGATGATGAACCACCACTACTGCTTAAAAATTGATAATCACTTTCTTGTGTAATAGTAAGTCCGTTATCACTGCCACTATCATCTGCATTACTAAATGTTATAGAACCATCTGTAGCACCATCTATAACTGCTGTTAATGTTCCAGCATCTCCATTATAAGCAAAACTACTCATAACTGTTGATTCTGTTGTTGTGCCTGCACTTGCATTTGTAATTCTTGTAACTGATTGTCCTACAGTAACACTATCCGCTGTACTGTTATCAGTAAAGCCATGTGCCGCTCTAGGACTTGAACCTGAACTGTTTTCACCAAATGTAATTGTTTTACTACTTAATCCACTTGGTGCTGATATACTGCCGTCATATACTTTTAATGAATCTGTTGCAGTACTGTTTAATTCACCTGGGTCTGCTGTACTATGAGCAGTTTGTACTAAAGTAATTGTTCTCATACTGGAGCCACTATCAGAAGCATAAGCATGACTTTTTCTTGCTTGACCTACGTCACCTGCTGTACCACTACTAATTGTTTCTGTAGCACTACCATCACCCCAATTGACTGTATAAGTACAAGTTGCTGAGCCTGAGTTTGTTGTTGTATTTTCTAAATAAATTGTTTCACCCGAATTAATTTCTCTACTGTTACCAGTTAATGCACTACCACCAGAACTAGCAGTAAATATGCCAAAGTTGGCTACTGGAGTTGCTGTATATAATGTAATGAAATTTGTTTTTGTTACTGTAGCACTGGAACCTTCACCACTACCACTTGTATTTCTTGCTACAATTACAACGTCATATGGTGAATTTGAATTGTCTGTATATGTATGACTTGGAGTACTGTCTGATGTGCCATTAGTATTGGAACCATCGCCCCAATCTATGTCATACTGATTTGAATTACCAACTGTAGATATAGTTAATGTAACTGTAAGTGGATTACCACCTGAACTAACGTTGGTTGTTGCATCTACACTTTTAACATAAGTATTGTTTCTTATGTTTTCCATAGTTTCGTTTAATCTGTCTATGGACTCTGATACTGTAGTTGAGCTTGTTAGTGATGTAACACTACCCGGACTAACAAAGTCACCATCACCTCCAGTACCCAATGTAATATTGTAAGCATTTGTACTTACATTACTAACTGCTGTATCTAATTGTGATTTTGTTACTGCATCCGTACTTACCACACCGTCGGCAATCCTCATATTTGCTAATGTTGTACCGTCGTTCGCCATAACTTGCATGGCACTTGTAGTTGCATTTGCTACTAACTTAGGTCCTCTTTTACCAAATTGAAGATCAGTGGATACACCTTTTTGACCAAATCTATTTTCGTTTGCCAATTTATAACTCCTACACTACAATGGTTTCTTATTGTTATTTATCACTTGACATTAAATTTTTATATGCTATAATAAGTTAAAATTGCAATGGAGAATTAATATGCACAAAGAAAAACAAGTAAAAGCACAATTTACTAAATCGGCTAGAGTTATTAGTGACTATGCTAATGATTTATATTTTGAACAACCACGTGATGGATTAATCAAACAAGAATTAATCACATACGAAAACTTAGAACATGGAGTTAAAAAAACTACGGTGGAAAGGATCTTTACCACAAATGGTGATTACAACGACCACACCACAATAAGTATATTACCTAACAACATCTAAGGAGAAAGAGTTGAAAGAATTATGGGTAGAAAAGTATCGTCCGAATACTATAGCAGACTATGTATTCAGAGATACAAATCAGAAAGGACAAGTTGCAGGTTGGATTAAAGACGGAGCATTACCACATTTGTTATTCAGCGGAGCACCAGGAACAGGTAAAACAACATTAGCAAAAGTTTTGTTGTCTGAACTTAGTGTGGATAGCATGGACATATTAGAAATAAATGCAAGTAATGAAAATAGTGTCGATACCATCCGTAGCAAAATTACAAATTTTAGTAGCACCATGCCGTTTGGTGACCTAAAGTATGTATTGCTGGATGAGGCTGATTATATTACCCCTAATGGACAAGCCGCTCTACGTGGTGTTATGGAAACATATCATACGTCTTGTCGCTTTATATTAACCTGCAACTATCCACAAAGAGTTATTCCTGCACTTCACAGTAGGTGTCAAGGATTCCATATTAATAAACTTGATACTACAGAGTTTACTGCCAGGATAGCAACTATATGTATTGAAGAAGGTGTTACAATGGATTTAGAAACACTTGACACTTATGTACAAGCAACATATCCAGATTTGCGTAAGGCAATTAATTTAGTACAGCAGAACGTAGTAGACAATGTATTGCAACGTCCACAAGAAGGCGACGGTAATACTAGCGATTGGATGCTTAGTGCTGTTGAATTATTTAAAGCCAGCAAATACAAAGAAGCAAGGAACATGATTGTAAGTCAAGCAAGACCTGAAGAGTATGAGGACATATACAAGTTCATGTATAGAAACTTAGAACTTTGGGGAGACACTGAACAAAAACAAGACCAAGCAATTATAATTATTAGGAATGGTATTGCTAAGGGTATTGCTGTAGCAGATCCAGAGATTAACTTATCTGCTACTTTAATTGAATTACAACTAAATAGTATGTAATATGGTAGACTTAGAAAAAACAAAAAGAATACAGCAGGAACAAGAAGTAGAGTTTGTTCACGTAGGCTGGCGAGCAAAACTCAAGCAATGGTGGAGAACACTTTGGCGTGAAGAATGGGAACTTACTGTATATTTTATAGCAGAAACTAAATTTTTTGAAGACAGTTCGAGAGTTAGCAGTTATGCACCTAAAACGTATCGTGCGAAAGCAATCAAAAAACTTACACAAACACACATTATATTCGTAGACCTACTAGGTATTAAACATGAAATTAAAGTTGTTGAACCTGTAGGATATGATTTACGCAAGATATACTAATGTACCTAAAAGCCGAGCATGAGTTAGACAAGAGTCTGGCTGAAGACCACTTCACTGTTTTATTCCATTATGCTCAAGAGAGTGAAACTCAAGTATTAATTAATGAGTTCATGCAAACCAAACTGGACACTATTACTGGTGTAAGAAACCAAACAGATGTTGATATTCATTTGCATGATGTATTTGACTTACATCCAACTGGCAAAGAACATAAAGAACGATTACAACAATCGTTACAAGAGTTGCGTAAAGAACAAGCCGGTAATATATTATTTGACCAAATACATTTCCATAGTACAACTCCTTTAGAAGTAGACCAACCTCAGATTGTAGCAGATGGTCCATATGATTTAGTGTATGTAAACTTACCTTACAAATTGCCACAGAGTCCTAATAGTGTAGACCTAGTCGTAGGTGAAACAATTAAGTTATGGTGGTCTGGAATAGAGCCTGGCGGCATTATGCTTATACCAGACTATGATAAAATTGCTATAAGGCGTCAAGTAGATTTATTTGTAAGAAGTAAACAATGCGAATATGAAAAATATTATGATACTAACTGGGACCAACCAGAACTAGGCGAAGACCATTTTATGATTGCACTTAGAAAAGATGAGATTTAAAGAACAAAACGTAGACATTATTATTGAAGAACATGGCTTTGGTCCATGGCTTAAAGAATTAAAACCTGACCTTAATATGCGTAAAGTACTTGTTATAGCAAGTAGCAGTATTAATATGGACTTAATAAAACAAGAACTTGATAAATGTAGATTTGAGAACGTAGCATATTTAATAGATAGTTTTGTAGATCCAACTACAAATAGTATTCAACAAGCACACAATATTTTTGTACAATCTCAATGCGATACTATTATTGCAATAGGTGGTGGAAGTGTAATTGATTTAGCCAAAGGCATAATGTATGAAGAAATAGGAAACCATGTTATTTTTATAGCATGTCCTACAACGTATGCTGGAACTGAACTAACCAAAGGTTTTATGGTTGTTAGAGATGACTTAACTAAAAAAAGTGTGTATGACGTAGCCGTACAGCCAAATGTTATACTAATTGATCCTATTTTAGCACACACTTTACCACATAAAATTAGTGTTGTTGTGGCACTCGATGCCTTAACTCATTGCTTAGAAGGAGCGACAAGCAGTCTAAAGAACCCTGTAGCAGACGGTAGTGCTCTGTATGGAGTACAACTAATAACACAACATTTACCCACAGAAACTATAGACAAGCAATGGCGTATAGATATGGCTATTGCAGGATTACTTGGTAGCAAAGCAATGGACTGTGGACTAGGACATATACACACAATAACTTATGCTATTGCAAACAATACTAGTTTATCTCACGGTGAACTTAATTGTTTGTTTGCACCATTTGTAATTGCAAAAACATTAGAGTATGATCCTGATGTATACAAATACATTGACATTGAAAAAGTTCTGTCAATATATAAACATTATATTGTGGAATGGAATTTGATGTCTAGGTATACCGACGAGCATGAAGATAGATTTATTGCTCAGGCTGTACAGGACTCTGCATATATTAGTCACCCTGTAACTTTTAAAGCACAAGACTTTCAAGAAATATTTGACAACATTATCTCGTTCTAATAAACCTTTCCCATTGTCTCTCATGAGCATAGTATAAAAACATTTTAGTAATTACTTCTAAACTTGCTATACTTACACCCGCAACTATATTTCCTGTAATTAACCAACTCAGTAAGAAAGTATCTAAACTTGCTACTACTCTCCAAGTACAAGTTTTATAAAAACTATATCGCTTTTTTGCTTTTGCCATTATTTGACTCCTTAGAAAAAGAAAGGAGACCGAAGCCTCCCTTCCAACTTTCACTTAGAAAAACTACTTTTTGCCGTCTTTCTTAAATAAGTGATATAACACAAAGGCACCTACAAGACCTAGCAATCCTTCTGCGGAAAGGCCTTTAAGAATACCCATAACATTGTCCACTACACTTACCTCGGGCCAGAAAGGAATTCCTGTGCCGTTGAATAAGACTTCGAGAACTATGCCAAGTGCTAAAAGTGATAATCCTGTTTGTGTCAAACCGTGAGCCCAATCACCCACCTTCTTGATTATATCCATATAATATTCTCCCATTGGTTATTATAAAACCAATATTATTTACGCCTGTATTCTAAAGGTAAACTACTACTATAAGTTAAATAAGTACTTTAATTGGATGAAACTAAGGATAACTACCGCCAAATGTTAATAGAACTAGAAAATATTAATTTTGAACACGAAATCGAGGTTTCCGGGTACGACAAGAGCATTATTTCAATATTGAATGCCTATGCTTTTGAAAAGAAAACAACAGGATTGGTTGAATTTGGGAGAGGTAACGGAAATTTATTTTCATTTATTTCTGATGCTAGTATGGGAACGGTATCAATTCTAGAAGATTTCACACAAACTATATTTCAAGGCGATTCTACACAATATAAGGATTTAGAAGTTACAACTTACAATGCATTTGCAGGCAAACCACTTGACCAAAAGTTTGATTTTATATATTGTTCTTTACCTAATATGATACCAGGATTTGAACAGCATATATTTGAGTCTAGATTAAAAATGGCATTTGAAAATTTGATGCTTATGCTTAATGAAGATGGTATACTTATAACTGTAGACTTTAATACCCAAAGCATTAAGACAATAATAGAATCATTAGACAAGCCTTATATGCCTTATATTCAAACTAATGATGATGACATTAATCCTGCATACTATATGTGTGCAATAAAAAACTAACAAAGACACTAAAATATGAAATTTTACGATTACGATTTAGAGTACAGCGAAAAATGTTTTACCCCATCAACTGTAAGTAATTTAACTGCACCAAGAATACCTGTACAAGGTAAAAAAGTTTTAGACCTGGGTTGTGGTATAGGTCCATTGTCTGTTTATTTTGCTAAGAATGGTGCTAGTTGGGTAACAGCAACAGATATATACGAAGAACATATTAAGTATGCTAGGCTCAATGCACAAAAACATAATGTAGACATTGGTATAGTTCAGGGAGATTTATTTGAAAACATCTCTGATACATATGATATAATATGTTGTGATGTATCTGGCATAGATAGACGAGTAGCAGAAATTACAGATTGGTTTCCTAGTGGCGTACCAATAGCAGATGAAACAGGTAACAACATAATTTGCAAAGCAATAGAACAAGCACCAAAATATCTAAATGAAGGAGGCGAGATGTATATTTGCGTATCTTCTTTTTCTGATATTAAAAAACTAGAAGAGACCGTAGGTGACAAAGGCGGACCTATATTTGAAAAGAACATTCCTTTTAGTAAAACATTAATGGAAAAGCATCATTTATTAGATCCTAATAGTTTTATAAAAAGAGGTTCTAGGTTCATGTGGACGTTTAGTTTATGGAAGATTTAGTAAAAGAAATATTACAAGAGCCAGAATTTAAACAAGGTGGATTTGTTTATAAACACGTTGCTGGTGGTAACCCTGAACCTTTAAGAGCAGTACAGAGTACAGTAGACCGAATGAGAGAACTTCATGATATAGAAGACTCCCAATTCGGTAAACTGTGTGAAAGACTACTTAACGAAATTACTAAGATTTGTAAATCTTAAGTACTTCAGCAACTGCTGGATGTCTTTCAATTTGCCTGTGGTCAAACTCAATTAAATTTATTCTGTCAGAACTAAATTGCTTTAACCTATCAATAAAGTCAGCAAGTCCATTACTAGTAAAACCTCTATCATGTTGATTAAGGTCACCAGTAACAATCAACTTACTGCCGTCACCTATTCTAGTAAGTAACATCTTCATTTGTTCTTGAGTTGCATTTTGCATCTCGTCTGCAATTATAATTGCATTTTTAAAAGTTCTTCCTCTCATATAGGCAAGAGGTGCCACTTCAAGTTTATTGTTTTCTACTAAGTATTCCATTTCTTTGGGATGATAATACTCATCGAATATATCAAATATGGGTCTAGTCCATGGCGCCATTTTTTCTACTAACGAGCCAGGTAGAAAACCATGTTGTTCATCTACACTAACTGCCGGTCTAGTTATAACTATTTTATCCACGTTACTATTTCTAAATTCTTTGATAGCATATAATGTACTAATCAAAGTTTTACCCGTCCCTGCAGGTCCTGTCGTGAATACTATGTTATTGTTGGGATTTGTTAGCGACTCTAATAAGTCGTCTTGTTTAAAGTTCCTTGGAACTATGTTGACTGTCTTCTGTCTTTGTATGGTCTCTACTTGACCACCTCGAATTATCTTCAAATTTCTGTTCTCCCTAATTTGTGTTTTAAATTGACGTTCTTTACGTTTCTTTCTGGACATGTTACTATACTCCTTGAATGCCGCCCAAACGAATACAATGCAGAATAAATTCCTGCAAGATGACTCTTATTGGGGGGATTTGATATATGTTTGTGTTTAGTTTGATTTAACATACTCATATATTACTTATCTTTCGGTCCTTTTAGAATAACTAATTAGTTAATGAAATGATAAATACATTTACAATAGGAATATATACATGCAAACCTTAAAAATTATTAATGACAACATAAGAAAAATATCCGAAACTAATACGTTGTTGGATATGCTTTTAGAGTTCGAAGGAGTGTTAGATACATTTGATATGTATGCTTACAAGAACTGGAAAAAGGGTGAAGTTATAAACGGACCTAAACTAGGTAGATACTTTATTGAGGTAGCATTAATGTATCCGTATGAGGATATGCCAGATCCTGAAGCATTACTTCGTTTGAAAGCAAATGATTGCGATGTTAAAATGTACAAGGATCAGTTAATTAAAAGTAAGAAGATTAAAAGTGTTGAAGACACGGAAGTAGTAGTACGAGGTAATGCTCCAAGGCGTGTTGCTAAAAAAGAACAACATGATGTCTGGATAGTTGAAGTAAAAATGCCAAGACGTTTTGTAGATGAATTTAGCACAGAACAAATTGAAGCGGCAGAAGATGCCTACGTAGACATGGAGGCTATCCAAAGCGGTGTTGACCAAAATTTAGAAAACCCAATCAACAATGCAGATCCTATGGCACCACCAGTTGATCCTATGGCAGGAACAACACCAGGAGTTGGTCTATAATGAGTTTAGAACATTATGACTTAAAAGAAGTCGTTAAAGATGAAATAAGTATCGATGAGTTTGAACCTAAAACAGGTGAGAAAGAAAACGTTGCTGTATTTGGTTTTTATGTAACTGAAAAAGCAGTTGGTGACGACTTAGCAAATTTTCTAGATAAAAGTTCCTTTGATTTCAGAGATGTCGAAGTAACTCCAAATCCAAATCCAGATAATTTATATATGGTATTTGTTGAAGTAGATAGACAACCTGGAATAGTTGACATGATTAAAGAAGTTGCCAAAGATGTTGTAAACATTGCAGGCAAAATGGATTGGAGAGGTAAGCCATTAC